CAGTCCAACGATCTTTTGTCCAGATAGATGAACAATCACCACCATCAATCAATGCCTCAACCTTTTCACGGGTATTATAGTGGGTGCGGAGAATACGACCAGTGTATTCGGGAAATCCATCCCAATGTTGATAGATCGAAAGGATAGATCCATCAGACAGTTGCAAACCAATTCTGCTGCGAGTTGCGATGGGAGGTGCCTCAAATCAACAAAGTTATTGTAAGGCACACCAGAGCACTCTAGGATGCTCCCTGTGCCACTTTCTCAACTGCCACAATATCTTTATGTGTTTTTCTATCTCCTGCAATAATACCGCGTATTTTAGCAGCATTATAGTTTCGTTCTTTACAAACTTGTGGGAGATTATTAGTTACAATTATTTCACCAGTTTTCAAAGTGATTTTATATGTTTTTCTCAGTTTCTTTCTACTCTCTAACCACTTTTCACTTTCTGCCCTTCTTTTAATACCTTCAAGATAATTTTTCCTGTGAGTGTTCATAATGTTATTTTCTTTCATTCTCTTTCTTGCCTTTTCTCTATTTTCATCAGAAATAATATATCCACTATTTCCTTCACCACCATCACTTTTGTTTCGTAAAATACCAGTTCCTATGTCTTTTCTACCAAACACAGCAATCATATACATTTCGTGAGCAAATGCCTCTTCTTCGGTGAGGTTTTGCTTTAATTTGATTATTCTACTTCTATCTTTTGGTGGACCTGCTGCTCTCCCACTTTTTTCAAACATTCTATTTCCTTTACCCTTACCAATGTAGTAGGGTGATCCATCCTCGCGCAAATATGCGTAAGTGTAGTATTCCATCTGCTTTTTGTTTGTGGTTATTATTATTTATTAAAAAAGAGGTCTTGCGACCCCTTTATTGTGCTCCTGAATAACCACAAACAAAAGCATTATTATTTAGATTGCATCAGGTCTATAGTCTCTTGCATGTGGATTATATCTTGCTCTATCTCTATCAATCTGTGCTTTAATTCTTGCTCTACCTTCTGCTCTACGGTTCTCCGTATCTTGTTCTACTTCTGCCTTTCGGGCATTCTGTCTTTCCCTATTATTATCAGAAGTTTGTTTCATCCTATCTTTCGTTTTCTGTAGATTACTCAATCTCTTTTCAGTTGCAGGACTTAATTCTTCAAAGAATTGGGAAAATGTTTTCATCTTACTCGTTTTATTTTTATTTATTAAAAAGGGGTCACAATGGACCCCATAATGAAGAAGAATTAGGTGAAAAGATGAACGAGGTTGTTGTCAGTCCCAGTCAAAAGTTGGGATCTTTGCAAGTGCTTCTGCTGCATACTTTTCAGCATAAACACCAGCAATCCACTCAGTTTCTAGTTGTGTCGGTTGATCACCGTATCCAACTTGTGGACCGTTATCAGTCTTCCGACCGACCCACATACGTTGACGTGTCTTGAGGCAGGATGCTGAGGAAAAGATCATTGGTGTGTCCCTTTGACTTCTATAGAATACATCACTGAGAGGCACCTACAAGGGTCTGTGTGCCACTTGTTTCACCGTCCAGGTGTATCCCATCGTTTTGGAAGATTAAAGTTGTGCATGGAGAAAACTTCACGATCTACGAGTTTAACAGTGCGACCATCTGCCGCAGCAATAGTGAATCCTTCCTGCTTAACTGGATACGATCCGATGTATGCTTGTGGACAATCTGTCACCTTGAAACTATCCATCAGATCCTCTTTCATCTCAATCACAGTGAGATATAGACTTGCAAGTTTAGGACAATCGAATACCAAAGTCAGCAATTCATGAGTGAGATCTTTACCCTCACGGATGAAAGCATTGATGATTTTCTTACAACAATCTGCTGTACGTTTGTCTAAAAACTTAATGTCAGATGTGTCAATTTGTGGTGTATCTGGACCTTTCATCCAATCAACACAAGGTTGCACCCACTTGACCTTTGGATTGTCAACAAAATGTTCTTTCAGTGGATATGCAATAGCATCCCGAAGATCACATGCTGCACAATACTCAGTGTGAGGTGCAACAATAAACTTTTGAGTTACAACTTCTGGAAATTCGTATGTGATAGTATTCTGAGTGAACCAACGTTCATTACCCCAACCAATAAAATCACCTTGGAAGATTCTATCAGTGCGTGGCAGGAAGTTGTAAGCAAGATGCAGAATCTCTGCCATCTCACCTTCATAATGCTGGTCAATCTCATCATGAGAGTGAGCAATACGAATCTTTTTCTTGTTGAATACTGCTTTGTTTCCAACAAAGAATTGTCCATTGGCGGGATCTTTACCCCACACAATCGCAATGCCATCCATCTTCACACTGGCATGTGTGAAATTGTAGAGAAGATCAATGGCAGAAAGATCACCAGTAAGAATGGTGTCTTCGGGATGTTCCTGATGTTTGTTTTGCATAATCAGCAGCAGATTGCGAGAGCAGAGTTGAAAAGTTGTGCTTCCTTGTTGATTCGGGTTTGACGATAACCGTAACCCTCAATGCGAGACTCAACCTCTTTCTTCACATCGTTGATGTTGATGTAACGTTTAGACTGAGTTGCACCCATGAAAGTAACAACTTTAAGTGCGAGACGGTTGTGCTCAGTGCCGTCAGCAAATTTGACGGAGTAGAAGTCAACAACCATGTTGCCGTCTTTGGAGGTGAGTTGCATTTGGTGCGAATCCCTTTGACTCTTCTAAGATACAGAAGAACAGAGTCGATTCCCAAAACCGTGTGACACTTGTCCTGCTGGCACACCCTTTCTATCAGTTAAGTACCAAAGATATAGTCTTTCTTCTTCTTCCCGTGCCTCAATTTCATGAGGTTGATGCTCATAATCGTAATTTTCCACGGGTTCTTGTGAATAACACAATTTTCCACTTTTTAATTTGAGGGAACCTCGTACCCACTGTGCCATGTGGGTCAGTTCATGCAAAAGTGTTTTAATATAATCTTCCTTGCTCATGTAGCACTGAAGTTCAATCAGAAAGTGTCGTGGGCGATAAGTCTCACCTGCAACATCGCAGTAACCAACAACACATTCACGTTTTAGACCTCTGTGAACAATATCCACGTCAATTTTGTGACGTGGAAAGAACTCACTCAAAAACCAAGAGGTAACATCCTGACAGAGGATTTTAGAATAACCGTATCCAGAATGGTAGATGCTAGACATGTGCCCCAATGTAGAAACCAGATGAATGATGAAACAAAAATAAGTTTTTCTTTAGAAGTCATTCTCGATGATCAAGGAATTGTGTGATGCAGAACTTGCCATGCTTTCCTGGTGAGTGCTCAACCATCATAACAGGTGTTGAGGCATGTCGCAAGACCGATGGGAAGATGATGACACGATTGTTAATACATTCAATTTCTATGCCATAATCGTCGAATCTTAGATCACCACCAGAAAATTGTTTAGGTTCATTGTAAAAATATGTGAGTGCAGTAAATCTTGCACTATCCCAATGTGGTTTATATTCTTGTTCTTCTTCGTAATACAGAATGTGAGTCCAGTGTAAATTGATTTCTGATATATTAAACGCCCAGTGTGGATGATCGTTGATAAGTTGCCCATCGTTCATGAACAACTTTTCAGTAATTTGTAGAATACTAGAATGTGCTCTGTTAGCATAGAAGGTGTCCAGATATTGACATGGAACATTTTTTAATTGTTCATCCATGCTACCAGCAGAAGAATTATCTTCAAATGGTGGAATTAACCTTCTCGGTTCTGTGAGATAATCTAACTCCATCATCATTTCATTTTGTTCTTCTACAGTATAGAAGTCATCAATGATAATATATGGGATTTGATCATTGAAATACTGAACTTCCATCACTCATGCTTTACAAGAACAACAGAAGAACCAACACAATTGATAACTTGCGATCCTCCATTACCAAAACCTCTTGTTTGGAATTGCATTGGAGTTTCACTTACAAATTCCCATCCATTTGCAAGATGCCTTTTAATATCTTTGATGGAAGAATCCCATCCGCAATAAGCATAACCAAACGTACTTCTGGTCATAACTTTGAATTGTTTGTAACGTGGTTTTGCTTCGACAGATGCAGGAAGAAGCATCAGTGCGGCAGTAGCAAGAGGAAGTAGTTTTTTCATTGTTTAGAACTCCAGGTAAGATTCGATTGCTTTGTTGATAGCCTTAGACAAAGATGTGGGTGGTTCGATAGTCGTAATTTCACCTAAATCACACTCGTAGTAGTCACCGAGTTTAAGTTCAATCATGGCACCATCAGCACCATCAGTGTAGAGAGATCGTGCTTTCTCATCTTCAACAACAACTACACGACGAGCAGTAAGATCTACCACCAGCATGTAATCAAAGGTCTTCAGTTGCTTGAAGTCTTCAACAGTTTTCTTCTCACTGAGAAAAGATTTGACCTTGAACTTTTTAGTGGCATGAATGTCCTTACGTTTGTAGAACAAATTCTTGCCCATCTTCATCTCGATCTTGTCATCGCCATAAACAAAATCGTAACCAGTCTGATCTACACGGACGAGACCAGAATACTTTGCAAGTGCTTTCTCAACAGCAGTTGCACGGGCAAAGTTATCAGCATTAGAACTGAAACCAGGATCATTGTAGAGAGAGTCAACTACACCGAAGACTTTGCTCCAGTTGACTTGAGTTTCCAGGTGATCAATCAGGTGCATTGTTTTGAATAGGAAGGGTTTTGTCGATGAAAGACTGCATGTTACCCAGGGATTGTAGTTCCTTGAGATGCCAGGAGGAAAGGTTTGCGATAGCATAGTTCATACAGTGCTGAAGAACCTCGACTCCATCATCATATTCACACAGTTCACAAAGTGATTCCGTGAACCATGTTTCGTAATCTTTCTTAACTTTATCAGGAGTTTTCATTGGCAAGATCTTCTACCATTTGAATGTTAGCATATGTTTCAGAGTATGCCAAATCCCACAATTCATTAAGAATTGCATCATATTCTTTGTAAGTTTCCCCATCAACGATACTGTTCACTTGCTTAGCACGAACAGCATCGAAGACAAGTTTCCATTGATGATGATCAAGTTTCATGGACAATCTGGGTGAGGTTTGGGTAATGTTGAGCAAACATGTTGACGAAGTTCAGGTCTTTCTTTCTCAACATTTATAGTGTGAATAGTTACCCCAGTCAATAGAAGGACCAGGGCACCATATGCAAAAATTTCTGTGCGATCCATTATCATTTCATGTAGAGATAACCACCTGCCCAATCAGCATTCTCCAGCAACCACTCACGATCTTTGATCAGGAGAAGATTGTAACGAATACCTTTTGCAGGTGCTTTGATGCTAGCGGGTTTGTAGACATCACCCGTTTTCTTATCAATGAAGGCATGGATAGAACGAGAACCACCACCAGTCTCCATCATGAGACGATGATACTTACGTCCACCTTCTTCAATGTAGAACTTGTAATCACTTGTCCCACCATTGTTGCGACGTTTGAAGTTATCAAGCAAAGCATCACACAGCATCAAAGTGTATTTGCGGATGTTGAGTTGAATCTCATTCCGTGCGTCTTGGGTGGCAACGAAATCAGCAAATTCGGTAGTCATGTGCTTTGTTTGAACTGAAGTTAGTATAGGGTAGAAGTGGGGTCTATCAGGAGCAGAGTGGACAGTTCTCAGACTGTCCCAACCTCAACCAACATACCTGAGGTTTTACCCTCTACAATTTTCTGACTCAAAGCACCAATAATTTCATAAGACTTAATGTTCATGTTTGAAATACGACATGCAGCATATTTCATAACAAGTTCATCCAACTCTTTCAGTTCGGCAATAGTTTCTAGTTGACGTTGATCCAATTCCGCATGAGTACAAGCATCACTATCAAATAGTGCCAAATTCATGGTAGATTGATTTTCAACAAAATTACGCATGATTTGAGGGAAAAGACGCAATACTCGGGTGGAGTCCTTTGTATTAAGAAGATCGGCACCAATTCCCAGTTCCTTTATTTTTTCTTCTGCCTCATCTCTGCTGAAAGCTTCAATATTTCCCTGACGAATAAAGTTCCTTACAACTTTCTTAGCAATGGCATCAATTTTTTGTCCACTCCAGTTAAGATTAAGTGTGCGGATATACTTTGCAACTACATTTTTTTCTCGATCTTCTCGATTTTCAAACCTTTTACGAGCAATTTCAAGAACATCTGCATCAGAAATAACTTTCTGACCTTTACCCTTATTGGCAGTTGCACGAAAGTCATCTAGAGCATCTTTCATGCAAGTTTGAAATTCATTAGAACTAGATTCATCATACTCATAAAGAGCAAAAACCCACTCAGTATATCCTAGAAGTGTAAGATTTTTTACCCGATTAAAACCATTCATAAGATTATTATCGGGAAAAATGGAAGGAGTTTGCTCAGAGGCATCCAGTCCATTTGAAAGAGAAACTTTCAAGGATTCACTATCACCAGTGCCTTTAACCCTAACGGTGTTATCAGTGTTCCCCCACTCATCCTTTGTGTTTATTTGTGACAACTTCCTCCAAACATATCCACTGAACTTCCAACCATCAACAACAAGTGGTTTTGGAAGGAGATCTTCAATTTCTTTACGGAGTTTAGAAGGAACTCCCTTTTGATCAATCTTAAAAATAGTGCTCATAGCAACGAAATAGGTGAACAAAACAACGTGGTCTTACATTGCGATTAAAAACGCATTTGCCACGTCGTTGAACTAAGTATAAGGGCAAGATGAAGAAGGGTCAGAACTGGATGTGCCAGTTCTCATTCTGGCACAGCAGAGTGGATAAACTTGGTGATGGCATACCTATCATTGCTCATCACAGAAGTCACACCATGTTTCACCCAACCAGGGAAGATAATGGTTTGGTTATCTTTAGTAGGAATCATGTAAGCATGATTGGGAAAGAATAAATCACCACCTTCAACATCATCTTTCTGCAATGTTGTAGAAACTAATACATTAACCCACATATCTTGGTGTGGTTGATAATGCTGCTCACTTGTATACTTACGAAGTTTAGTAAAATCTTTATTTGCTCTTAGAAAGTATTCCCAATACTCATTTTCATCAATGATAGAATCATAAAACTCTTGAGAAAATAGTTTCTCATCCAATATCCTAAGAATATCAGACACTGAACGATCAAAATATGTGCTATCCAGTGATAAACCACTAGAATCTGTTAGATATTCACCATCGTCATTTTGTGCAGCAGAAAAATCATCAGGTGTCTTCAATTTACTTGAAAGAAAATCAATTTCTCTCCAAATTAGTTTATATTCTACATCTGTAAAGTAATCCTCTATAATAATATGAGGAAAAGGGTCATTCTTTATCTTCATCATAACGTTTTAGAATATCATCAACATTATCTAATAACTCATCAGCATCCTGAATTACATCAATACTATGAATCATGTTACCAATTTCTTTAAGAATGAATGGTTTTTCATTCCTAGCAGCAAATGCTAGTGCTTCTCGCAAATGATGTGATGCTGAGTCTAAAGAATCTCTTACTTGATCAGATAATGCCATTAGTAATATCTTCTGGTGTAATTTTTTGAATCTTTATCCAATTCATAGTAATCTTCTACTTTGCTATTATCACAATAATAGTGACCCCAACCAGTTGCGATATACTTATTCATTGAATAAACTGCATTACCTCTATGAGTGTGAGTAAAAAATGCTGGCCAAATTACCATTCTGCCTGCTTTTGGTTGAACTCTAAGACCTTGCCATAGAAATTCAGTCTCACCCTCACCTTCGGGAATGTCATTCAAATATAACATCCAAACCATACATCTGTCAACAACAGCAAGATCATTTATCTCACAATGCCAATCATGAAATCCACCTCTTGGTGGTGTTTTCTGAAGTTTAACTTCCTCAAACTCCATGTCAATAGCATCAATAACCCAGTATTTTTTTCTATACAATTCCCAGCATTTATTGACGCACATGTTTATGATCTCAAATACAGGTTCATCTGAATTTACAAATATTTGATAATCATGCCTAGTTAATCCACCATTTGGAGTTTCATTAAAACCCTTAGATGTTCTTAACTTTGAATCTTCTGGCACATCATCAGGATCTATGTATGTTTTATCAAAATATTTTGTAATTTTTTCACAAACATTTTGAGACAATACATTATCATAAACCCCAATGAAGTCACTATCATTTAAGTTCATACAACCCAAGTAATGATTGAAAATCTAACTCCAGATTTAACTGGAAGAATTTCATGAGGATACATGAAGTTTGAAGGGAACATAAGAACATCACCACAATCAAGACTATACATAAGTTCTCTATCAAATAGTGCAACTTGACCACCTTCAAATCCGTTATTCATTGACATAATAATAGTCAATGCTCTGGGTTGTTCTTTGAATGAATCTGTATGTTGAACGTAAAAATCACCTTCCTCGTAACGTAGAAGTTCATAACCAGAATCTTCTTGAATTTCCAAATCAAAGTCGGGGTGCATGTCCTGATATTGCTTAATCAAATCTTGGACAATTTCAAATAACTTATTGTCGATTTCTTTACGTTCTTCTTGATTATCTTCTTGAAGAACTGCTGGATCAGAAATAGGAATAAATGCACATTTTCTTGCTCCAGGATCATGACCATTACCAGTTAATGTTGGTTCCCAGTAATTTGTATACACATATTGCTCTAGAATTTGATCGCAAAAATCAGGATCAATTGCTTCCTCAAGATGCACAACAAAATCTTCTAAAGTCTTTTGAGACAAACCACCCTTCTTTTCTGGTTTTGCAATAAGTTCAGGAGAATCTTTCTTTGTTAGAAACTTTTCATACTTTTTATTGGCAACAATAACTTCATCAAAATCGACGAATTCTTTATCATCATCTTGAAGTTCTACGATCTCAAGGTTTTCTTTCTCTCTAGATCTTAATTCACGACGTTTGAATCTATTTTCTTTCTCCTCTCTATACTTTTTAGGAAGAATTACATTATTAGATGAACCTGTAAATCTGTTTTTCATTTCTTCATACTCCTCTCTTAAAATGTCAAAATCTTCATCAAGATCACGTTCTCTATCAAAATATGCTTCACCACAATATCCACGACTTCTTACATAATGTAAAAAGAATTGAGTATAGTGTTCACCATCAAATTTATCTCTCCAATGTGGAGCAATACATCCCAAGTATAGCATAGCATCACCAGGATTCAAAGAGACACATCTTTTTTCTCTTTCTGGCGTTTCAATCCAGATTGCCCAAGGTTTATCACCACCCAAATGTAAAGTCATAGAAACTTCACATGCAGGACGATCTGTGTGCTTTGTTAATACACTTCCGTTACGATAAATTCTAGAATAAACGTAAGTAGGGAGAACAGTCTCACCAACAATCTCAGAAACATGAGATGTTTTATTGGCAAGCAATTCTAATGCAGGAAGATAATTCCAGACAGCAGCAGAATTTGGTGCTTGTGGGTCTCCGCTAAACTTAAACTTTGAGTCAGTTAAATGAAACTCTGTTCTTAATTTTTCGGCATGTTCTGGAGTAATAAAATTAGGAACAACCAGATAGTTGTTCCTGAGCAAATCACTATTCATTGTTGTTTAATCAGGATTGGTTTTCGTCAATAACTTTCTTAAGTTCTGCAAACCACTTAACTGCTTTATCTACAGGGAACTCATTATCCTCTCTTTCATCATTTGTGAGAGTAGTATAAAGTTGTTGTGGATCAATTTGATCAATGAGATTTAGGACATCATTAACATCATATTCTGCACCAGATTCAACTTTTTGTCTTTGAATATTTTGTTCAAAGATTTCTTGAGTTTCTTTCTGTAGTGCTTCAGGATCAAATAGTTTTGAATCAAGAATTTCTTGCTTTTGCTTTTCTCTATACTCTTCTTCAAGTCTTTCATATTCTAATTCAAGAGCAAGATCCATTTCATCGTATGCTTGCTCCTCTTCCATCTTACGATCAATTTCTTCAGAAGTCTTCAAGAGATAACGACGTTTTTCTTCCAACTCTTGCTCTACAAATTCTTGACCCATCTCAAGTTTTGAAGCATGATCTGTAAGTTTATCTTTAAATTCATTGATAAACTCTTGATTTTCTAGAGTTTGAATTTCTAAACTTTCTCTTTGCATCTCAAGTTCTGCTCGGATAAGTTCAAGTTGCTCATTTTCAAGTTCACGAACTTTATCTTCTTGTGCTCTCTTGAGCATTGCTTCTTGCTCATCTTCAAGAATCTGCTTCTCAAGAAGTTCTGATTCTCTTTCCATCTTCTCACGTTCCTGTGCAAGAAGTTCTTGATACTGTTTTCTCTCTTCAATAAATGCTTCTTTTTCTTTTTCAAAATCTTCTAGAAGATTATCATACTTTTTAGCAAGTTCTAGAGATTTCTTTTGAAAAAATTCATCTGCTTTCTGCTGTTCTAGAGCACTATATTCACTTTCTCTTGCTGCTTTCTCTCTTTCCAGTTGAATAACAGCAGTTTGTTTATCGAAAAATTCTGCTTGCTCTAATCTAGACTTTTCATCAGCAAGAACATCCTTTTCCTGACGAAGTTCTTTATTTTGTCTTTGAAGATCTTCAATGATGACAAGTTGTGCTTCTTTCTCTAGTTTATCAAGATTTAGTTCTTCAATCTGAGCAGCAAGATTCTCCTCTTCTGCAATAGCAGCAGCAAGCTCTTTCTGCTCATAAAGGTTTAAGAAGGTATTGTAATAATCGAGATATGGTTGAACAATGGTTTCAAATTCATCTTCACCAAAGATTTTATTTGGTACAGGACTTTCACCAGGAACATCTTCATATTCTAAAGAACCTCTACCATCTTTCCACTGAATAGCATGAATATGCTCATCATCAAAATCCCAAGGTGCATCATCCTCAAGATCTACCGTTTTTTTATCAACAATAATTTTTTTATCTTCAGGAATAATAGAAATTCTCATTGTTTCTCCTCGTCAGACTCGGGTAGTAAGTTTTCTTCTTCATTATCTATACCTTCCAAGGGTTCAAAGTATTCTGATACATTAACACCCTGTGCTTCACACATGTCTAGATACATGTTACCAACAGCATCTAACATTTGCTGATTACTCTCATTTGCTTTGACCATTTCATTACGGAATGATTCAACAGCAGCACTTGTAGATCGTTGCTGCTGACTGTTTTCAATCATCAGCATTGGCATCCATTGAATTGCACAAGACCAATGATCTACTTGATTACCAGTATTCGGATCTTGTCCAGCAATATGTGTATACCAAGAACACTTATGCTCAACACAATCTTTTTTAATAAGTGGACACCACTTGCCAGTTGCCTTAGTCATAAAACGAAATTCAGTGTATTATTTATTATAGCATGATCAATCCAAACTGCAAAGGATAACGTCAATGTATTGTACTCTCAATGGAGATAGAGAGGCAACAAAACTAACTTCACTTCCAGTAAATGGATGAGTATGTGCTTGACCACCACCAGTTGATGATGTTGCTGGTGCTTGAGTATTATTTGCTCTAATAGTACCACCAGGAGATAGTGTTCTTTGTGATACCCTAACGTTAGAAACTAAAGGATATCTTTGTACAACACGATATGTTCTTGGTTGTCTATAAGATGCAGGATTTCTTTGTGGAACTGTTACCCTAAATGGAATATTGACACGGAAAGCGTTTCTTTGTCTGAACGCATACCTCACTCTAAATGTTCTAGGTTGTCTATTTCTAAATGATCTCCTCTGTCTAAAGTTACGAGGTTGTCTAAAGTTTCTTGGTTGACGGAATGATCTTCTCTGTCTATAAGATCTAGGTCTTCTAATTTGCCGTCTTTGTCTCCAGTTCCACCAGTTAGTACCCCTTCTATCTCTTCTTCTTGGTTCTCTATCATTCCTTCTACGTCTTCCACCTCTTCTTCTAGGGAATCTATCATTATTTCTCCAAGAAGAACGGAATTGTTGCTGAATGGGTCTTCTCCATCTTCCATCATCACGACGATAGTTAATTGGATTCCTCCATCTTAGAGGAACACGGAAAGGAACAGGAGCACGAAAAGGTACTGGTCTTCTAGAACGTGCAGGGTATCTAACCCTAAAGTTTCTTGGTTGACGATTTCTTAATGGAACTCTCTGTCTTTGCTCTTGTCTATAGTTACGAGGTTGTCTTACGTTAATTGGTTGTCTAAAATTAACGATAACTCTATTCTCAAAGACAACTCTAGTCTCACCTCTAATTGCATAACCTCTTGGTTGCCTATTATCAGATCTGAATGGTGATGATGATGCCGAACTTCTGTATGAGTTAGGATTGCTTCCAGTATTATGTGTGTGTCCTGGTATTTGTGCTTCTGTTAAGGTTGTATCATCTACAGAACCAGTAATTGTTGAAGTACAATTTGCTTCTGCACCTGTGCTGTCATTGAATAAATCTGTAAAAGCAATTAAACCACCAGAACTTCCTCCTTGAAATCCACTACTACCATCTACAACTCGTAGTCCTTTATTATTTTCAGTCGCATCTTGTGTCCACCCAGTAGGTGCTGATGCCTGATAAAACACCATTGTAGTGCTTTGTGGAATAATACCGTAAAATGTATTTAATACAGTACCATTACCAAATTCAATACCATCTGCTTGTAAAATTGACATTTATAACCTCACTGGAAACGGCAAAGAATAACATCAATATATTGAACTCTCATATCAATACTTCCACTATATGGTGATGCAGTGCCACTAAATGGGTGAGTATGAGCTCCACCTCCACCAGTTGGTGATGTTGCTGGTGCATCAGCATTTACAGCACGACCACCAATACCAGGAGATCCAGGACTGACATTAACTGAAGAACCTGCATTATGTGTATGTCCAGGAATCTGCTGAATTGTAAGTGTTGTATCACCAACAGTACCAGCAGCAGTTACAGTTCCAGTAATTGGACGGGTTGATGTTGGGAAAATTGTAGAAAATGGTTGCCCACCAGGACCATCAGTTCCACCAGAACCAAATCCTCCACCAGTTCCAGATACAACTCTAAGTGCTTTATTATTATGTGTCGTTACTTGAACCCATCCCCCAGGTGCTGCTGCTTGATAAAACACTGCGACACTATTTTGGGGAATAATGCCATACTTAGAATTTAGAATAGTATTATCGGAACCAAATTGAATACCACTCGTTTGTAAAATAGACATATTATACCAATAACTAACAACAGATAACGTGTATTATTTATCCAATATTAAATGCGATGGATATTCTTTCTTCATCACTAAAGTGTGGTGTCACATAATGTGCAACTGTTGATGGCATGAGATACAAATGCTTTTCTTCTGGTCTGATAAAATATTCACAATTATCTGGAATATCAGCAAATGCACTATTATGATTCATTGCATCAGTTCTAATCAATGAAAACATTCCTTCAGTCTCTTGCATATTTTTTGGTATTTTTGGATAATATATTCCAATTACACTGCATCCAGGATGAGTATGATGAACATTATATCCCATACCTTTATTGATGTTAATCCACCAACCAATATCATTATCACTAACTCTCTGTTGAGCATTGCATTGTTCTAGCATATGGTTAGTTAGATCAATAACATTTCTTGCCAGATTTTGAATTACAGGTGTTGTTGTTCTCCTTATATTATGAAGTTCATATACCTGACTTTGCCATCCACCACCCCAATTAGATTTTTTAACTCCATTAGGATATTTTTCTTTCAAGTTTAAACATTCTTCAACAACTTCATTGTTATCAAAATCTAACTCAAAATCAAAAAATGGTGTGACAAATAAATCTTTCTGGGTGATGTTTGATATTGTAATTTCTTCAAAATCATCATCATTTGGACTTATTTCTGGTCTAAATCTATGTTCAGTCATTATTATCTCCTATCAAGTTTCTTTGCATTGATCTCTATACCAACCTTGATATTTAAAGAAATCGCCAAAGAAGAATACTTGGTTAATTCTATATTCTGCATTACTCCAATGATTAGCAAAATAATTCTTTCCTGTTAAGTCCATACTATGATAATAGTATGATCCTTCAAACATAACAAAACGATTGAATTTTGATCTAAAACTAACTACCTTTTCCCAATATTTTTTAGGTGTCCATGGAAGAGCATGTTCATCTCTTACACCACCATTTTCATCCAATGGAAGTAACTCAGGATCATTAGTAATCAATGGTTTATACAAATTTGTTCCAATCTCATCATGTTTTGAGAAATAACAAATACCATTATATCCACCATCATGATGAGGCCACCAATAATGATCATGATATGGATTTTCTTTTATTTTACTGAATCTAGAGAAATTTGTGATAATTTGCTCATCCAATGCTTCCTGTCCACAAAGTTTGGATAGAGAATTGATTACAGGGAGAATTTCATCAACATCTAGTTGATGTCTACGATCTTCAAAATACTTTGTGTTAAGTGTTCCTCTGCCCAAATTCCATTCTGGACCAACTTTCCATAATGGAGGTTCTATCGATAGAAGATAATCATAAACATCATCTGGATTTTTATAAAAGTTATCCATCCAAAAAAGATTGGATACTTTATCACCATCAACAAACTCAATGATGTTCATGTTTGACAGATCATTGGTTTCAAAAAGTTTTGAGTTTACTTTCATAAGAATATTTCCCTTATTTTTTTATCATCTAAACAAAATCCAAATACCCATAAAATTCTTGGAGTTTTACCGTGTGTTGGAGTAACTTCATGGTAAACTTCAGATACTTGATAAATCAAAAGATCTGTTGATTGAATGTCATTATATTCTACACCATCAATTATAGTATGTCCACCCCTATCTGCTTGCTGCGTAATAGCATTAAAGTGAACAGTTTTTGTATTTGGATAATATGTAGGATCAATATGCTGCTCTATTCTACCACCTTCATATCCAATACCATTTACTATTCCATGACTATATGATGGTGGATTTTTATAGTGTTTTAGATCAAAGTAATCAATAATTCTTTGCTTAACAGCAAAAGCAGATAGAGGATAATCTATATTTGGGGCAACAGATTCATTTGGAAATCTCGTTGTAAATCTTGTGCCAGGGTTATCAGGATCCATCCCAGCATCTTCAAAGAACTTTTGTTGACAATTCTCAAGAGTCCATTGATTAAGATCTTTTACATTATCTTCAAACAAAAAATTACGGAGAATAAATGATTTAGACATCTTCAGTAAAATATTCTCCATCCTGAGCATTCATCTTTCTTTCTTCCTCATATGTAAAGTGCTCATACTCTACAATTGTGTTAAATGAAAGAATTATCCTATCAGTATCACTCTCATTTGGAGCAGTATAGTGAAGAAGATAAGAAGGGAAAAATATCAATGATCCTTCTCTAATCCTAGGTGGAAGCGCATTAGCAATTTCAACATCTGCAAGATTAGGATTTAAAAATACAGTTGGTGTATGTTTTTTATGATCGAATTGAATGAAGCATACAGCACTAAAACCACTTATACCATGATTATGTACTTGATGCATTTTACCTTTTTTTGCCTTTTCAAACCATGTAGTGCAAACTTCTACACTACATTGAAAAGTATCTGCAAGAATCTCTAGTTCATCTTGAAAAATTTCAGTAATATCTTCACTGTAATCAAGATTATTATCGTAATTATGGTGATAATCAGTTTCTACATCTAAAGCACTATCTCTTCTTGCCCCAACTTGCCATGCTTCAGGATCAGATTTTCTTTTTTCAAAGATTTCTAATAGTTCTTTCTTTTTTTCTTCCCAATCAGAAACTTTTAAATGCAGCAAAGGTGTAGAAAACAATGGAATTAGATAATCATCACTTTCTTCTGGAACATCACAATATAATGAATAGTTTGACATACTACTTCTTCTTAGATTTTTTATTATATCGGTTTTGCAATTTTAACACATCTTTCATTGCTGTGTCAAATTTGCGATAAATTTTACCTGTTGGTTTTCCTTCAGCAATGATAGTAAATTTACTACTCTTACCTACCATTGGAATCACAACAAAGTTTCCATCATCTGAACAATATTGCTTGTATGCAATAGGTTCTAATAGTGATGAGTTAGTATATGTATACTTCATAGATCACCTCTTGATTACAGAAACAGCAGCATCACCTTGCTCAAACACAATGTCAACGACATTCTGAATCTTTTGAGCAGTCTGGATACCCACTTTGTTGTAGGTAGGGATGCAAACCAGACCGAAAGATTTGGTGTACTGATCAAGTTTACCAGGAGTGATGGTGCCATTGCGAAGACCAGCAGCATCATCCTTGTGCAGACGGATCACACGTCCAATGGTCTGACTGATACCAATGTAGTCCATGGACCGCATAAAGATCACAGCATTGAGACCAGAGACGTTGATGCCCTCTGAGAGGATGCTGTGATGGAGCACAACAAACTTCTTCTCATCATCCTTACCCCAAGCACTCAGAGTCTCAAAGAACTTCTCACGGTTGACCTTGCGACCATCAATCACAGCACCAGTCTTGGCAGTGATATACATGTAAGAATAACCGCGGATCTCCAGTTGGAAGCAGAAGTCAGACTGACCAATCAGGTTGACAATGTTCTTAGTGGACTTGGAGCAGATCAGTGCTTTGTCAGCACCAGTCTCATCAATAGTCTTGATCAGGTGAGTTGCATCCCGAACAGGAACATCAGAAAACAGATCTGCATTGTCCAGTTCATTGACAATAACCTTAGGAGGAATGATAAAACCACCTTCAATCAGTTCAGGAGCAGGAACCTGACAGATCACATCACCATAGACTTCCCGATCATTCATGCCAGGTTTCATTACCGTAGCAGAGTGTTTCGGAGTCGCAGTAAAGAAATAGCAACGATCAGCATCGTGAGAGAAAAACTCAGTAGCAGGAAAGAAGTTGCGAGTGACGGAATTGTGAGATTCATCAAAGTAAATGGTATTGACTTCAATATCTGCCTGCTGAACTTTGTGCAGAGAATGGTAAGTGGTGAAGATAATGCAGGAATCACCAGCAGTGCGAGCAACATTAGCAAACAGATGAATCTGATCTGATTTAGTGCTGCTGAAATGCTGAGTCTCACCACTGTGAACGTGCATCACATGAACATTCTTGGTGTCAATCAGCTCAAGGAACTCAGAACACAGTTGTTCAGCAAGCAGGATGCGGGGAGCAACCACAACAAAGGTCTGACCTTGTTTGGACAGTTCCATGTTGGTGATTGCATCTTCAATCATGCAAATAGTCTTGCCACCACCCGTAGGGATGATAACCTGACCTTTGTTGTTATCCCACATCGCATTGACTGCACGTTTCTGGTGAGGACGAAGAGTGATGGTCAAGTGAGTGCTGTGCGATTGATGAACATAATATAAAGCACCTTGACCAGGAAGTCAAGGTGCATGTGACGGTTTATAGGGTGTCACCTTTGCTATTTAATAATTCCTTCCGAAATATCGTTAAGGATAAATCTCAACTTGTCAATCGTTTCTTGATCAAGATAGTTATCTAATAAAGAATCTTTAGAATAGCAATCAACAATCAATTCAATAGAATTTTCTATTGAAGAAATTGCTTCTTCTCTATCCGCAAAATCAGAAAAATTAAACTTCATTGATCTCCTTAAGACAATTCTAGTATAGCATACCAACTTGCAGTGAGATCATCAATGTGCCAGTTTCATGACAGTAACAGGTGAGGAGCAGAATCAAATGCTGCTTTAGGCATACCTTTCATTGATGCAGTAATTGCACTTTTAACTGTGGCAATGTTTTTATTGTAATCAAATATCTTATATCCTTTTTTACTGATAACTCCATATATGGTCAAAAACATTCTTTGTTTAAGGAATGTTTGGTAATTTTTTCCACCAATAAAAGTAAACCACGCAAGTTGTGCATGTGCATAATGTGCTTTTATTCTTTCTTGAGTTTCAGAAGATGTTGCTTTTCTTTCTGATTTTTTACCAACATTCATATTAAAACTTGCGTATTTGTTTGTTATTTTAATTGAAGGATTTATTTTTCCCTTAACTAAATTAATAACGGCAACTTGATACATTGTCATACTATCTTTACTTTTATTTTCCTCATCATAAAGATTAAAAAATTTCTCAACATTATTATATTTTACACCAACAGTATTAACTAGTATTTTTCTAGTTGTTATTTCTCTTAATGCTGCTTGATATAGTGATTTCAACTTATTTGAAAAAGTAGAAGTATCTATTTTTCCATTTTCTTTACCAGTTAAAACATAATTAAAAGCTTTTGCTCTTAATTGAACTAATTTCTGTATAACCTTAGAGTATTCTGGATATTGTTCATAGAAAAATTCAAATGTTGATGCTGCACCTCCACCAGTCCAAGGTGGACCTTGTTTTCCAACCTTCACAAATCCATTCCATCCAGCACCATATCCTTGAGCAAGAAAAACTATTTTATAATTCATATCACTTAATGGTTCGATATCTCTACCAAATACCTTTTGTGCTGCTACTTTATACCTAAAAGTTACTGGCAATTCCCAAGTTAATACATTAGAATTAGTTCTAAATTGCCCATATTCTATTTTTATTAAATTCTCTATCAATGACTTTAACTCATTTGGTTTAGATGATATTGCTAGAGTTAAAAACTTAGTATATGGATCAATATATTCAGATAGTTCTTTCTTTACATTTTCTGTTCCAATTATGTTTATATATTTTTTTTGTTCAATAGTTCCTGGCAATTTAAGTGAAACGGCAACTAAAGATCTTGTATTTGAAGACGATTTAAAATGTCGATTTAATATAGTTCTATAAGTGTGCTGATTTAACGAATAGTTTCTCAATATAGTTGCCTCATCTGCATTTATCATATGAGTGTTTATTTCATCTAATATTTGCTGCTTTTTTTGTTTATGAACAATAAACATATCAAAACTTGCAAGCATGTCAAGTTTAAATTTTATTCCTAAAACATTTTTAATTTTTTCTAATGCAGCATCTTTTACAGTTTGAGTAAAAGTATCAGTTTGATCTAGAAATTCATAATTTTCCCAGTTTTGACCAATGACTTTGGATTTATAAAGTTCTAATGCAACATCATATACTTTTTGTACTGTAGTATCCGCAGTAATATTTCCTTTAGATTTACCTCTTCCACCAACTTTTGTTTTAAAATCTCTCAAACACCTCATGAAAGGAAATTTTTTCCCCACATATTGTTTATATTCTCTGAGATTTAACTTTTCAATATCATATTTTTTTCGATCTGCAGAAGTAACAAAAAGATTATAAAAAGAATTTTTATGTTCTTCTTGATCTTCTTTTTTATTTGGATATTTATTATTGGCAAAATGAGCAAATGCTAGGCATTGAACATACTCTTTAGTATTACCAGTATTTCCTTTTGCCATTAGTTACTCTATAAATTTCTAAGATATATTTATTTTCTCAACCCTAACAAAGGTATTCTACTCATAATTAAGGGTCTTGTCAAGCCTAGAATGTACCCGCATCAATTTCTACATTGACAACATTTAGTACATCAATTACTTCTTCACCTGTGTCAATATTTCCTGCTTCAAAGATTGTCTTTATACCAAGAGTTGTGTTATAATTAACGTACAGATTTTGTACTTCTAATTCGGAGGGTAATCCATTTGCTAGTAGATAACGATCTCTTCCAGCACCAACACCAGCATCTTCTACATCAGTACGAATAGCAACTCTTCCAGCAGAGTTATCATAGTAAATTGCAGCATACTTATGAGTTGAAAGTCCAACATCATATCTTGCCATTACAAGACCAACATCACCACTATTACCAATACTTACATTTGGGGGAATCAAAGTTCCTTCATTTGTTGGATCTTCGATGAGACCAATTGTTAGGAGGTTGTCTCTAATGTCAACATCTTGAACATTTAGTCTTGCCTCAAGACCATTGAAGAATGCACTGTTAGCAGTTACATCACTTGAAATTGCAACATTACCAGTACCACCTTCCATCGTAATAGCAATAGTTCCATCACCAGCACGCATAGTGCCTGTACCTACTCGTAAATCACCAGCAACTGCTGTTAATAGGTCACTATCCATTGTAATGTTATCTTGACCATTACTTGCACGGATAACATCACCATCAATTTCAATTGCTCCAGCAAATATAGTGACTTGATCACCAATCATAGTCATGTTGGTATCACCAGTACCAGCACGAATTTCGTCACCTTCAACTCTAATTGCACCAGTGAAACTTGTTAGTTCTTGACCATCAAACATCAACATGTTGACGGATCCATCAGAAGATAGGATCTCGTTTCCACGAATCTCAATGTCACCATAGAAAATGGTTTTAGTGTCACCAACCATCTCAATGTTAGTAATACCAAATCCAGTCTGGATATCATTGCCACCAACGATTATATCACCAGTAATAGATACATGAGTTCCACCTAAACCAACGGTAAATGCTGTTGCTTCATCAGATGCTTGAACAGTATTTTTGTTGAGTCTTAAGAATTCAACTTCAGTTATATTGTTTCTAATAGATGCAATACCAAGATCTTCTGCACCGATAACAACATCAGTTGCAGACTTAAATAGATCAGCTCTTAATGATGTATCTGCAATGTTAATATCGTTCTGATCACACTTAATATAAGTACCACCAATTTGTACCCAACCAGCAATATTTACGTTAATATCTTCATTAAGAGTAATTGCTGTATCACCAGTAGATGCTTGAATATCATTTTGTCTTAATCTAAGTCTTACTAATTCAGTAACTTCACTTCTGATAGATGTAATACCACCCTCAGCAGATTCTGGTTCACCAATATCAATATATCTTGCTTGACTTGCAAGATTAAGTTCAGTAACACCATAGTTTAATAAATCAAATCTTAATTCTGGATTTTCTAATGATGCATTAATTGCTGTACCAAGAACACTTAGGTTGTTATGAACAAAGAGACTTGTACTAAAGGCATCTAGATAGAAACCTGGATTCACAAACATTTGTGCTCCAGCATCAGTCTGAGAGATACCAGCATTTGCCATTGCTGGGTAGAAGAACTCAGGACTTGTGCTATTATTTACATCTTGCTTGTAAACATCAACATTATTTGCTTGGAAAGCAGTAGCAACATAAGCATTATTATATCCATCACTAATGACATTAAGTGATCCTAAAATTGTTGCAATACCTGTATGGTAGAAGTTACCATTACCTTCAATATTTGCAAATCTTGCTTTACCAGGACCGACATCTAAGTAGATTTCATCCTCTTCAGTTCCACCAGTACCACCAATGTCTAAGAATGCCATTGTGGAACCAAGGCTAACATTTAAGTTAACCATGTTTGCCTGACTGTCTGATAAATCAGGACCAACTTCTAAGTCATGAAAGTATGCAATACTAAAACGACCTTCTTCTGTACCAATACCTGCGTTTGCTTCACCACCTCCAGGAACATATGGATATAGTTGAGTTACCTGAGAAGTTTGTAAATCGATTAGTGTTCTATTGTTTAGAGAATCATTATATCTCTTATCACCAGTTGAAAGACCAACAGTAACATTTGCAGTTTTAATCTCAATATCAGTCAGGAACTCTGATCTAATAGTATCTCCTTGCCAATCTGTATTTGCGGTTGGTGCTTGATTACCAACCATCATGTATTCACCAATACTAAGTCCATAACCAATTCTTCCGTATTGAAGTGCTTCAATACCACCATTAGTCCAGATTGCAGGTTGTGCAGGAGCTTCAGTTTCTGCAACACCTGGATTCATTCCACGTTCTGCATTGAAAACTTTAATAGCTGCTTCAAGTGACCCACCTTCAGGTTGCTGCTCAGTAGAATCTTGTTTTACAACATTAATGCCTTCTAAGAAAGTAACCTTATCGTAGTAAAGTGCCTTTGGAACAACAACAAATTCTGTTCCAAGACCAGTTTCACCACCATTGATTGGATCTGTAATAAGTGGATCACCACCATTAAAGTGAACTCTACCAGAAACCCAAAGTGCTACTTCATTATTTTCTGCTGCACCAACATTGTCGATGACAACTAAACCATGTACAAGATCTTCATCTCCAGATACAAAAGCACCACCACCAGGACCAGTAACTGCAATACCTAAGTTTGCGTTAGATTGTACACTCGTTCCTTGTGCTCCAGATACATTAACATCAGATTGTCCAATATATACCGTTCCCATACCAGTGTCACGGGAAAGTGTTGTGACACCAACTACTACGAGATCCCTAGTTGTTGTTAGTCCACCTACATTTAACTTAGGGAATGTTGCACCAGCACCAGTTACAGCACCAGAAGTACCTCCATCAACGTTTAAGTTTCCTTCAATATAAACGTCGTTTAGTAGATATGATTTATTCCAGTTAATTAACGGGTCAATAGCACCTCTCGATGATGCTTCACTTAGATAATCACTTACAGGACTGCCAATCCCAATACCACCAGGATTCATCACCATTGAGGTGATTACACCGATATTTTGATTGGCATCTTTAATGTCAATAAAAGATGCAAATTGAGATAGTTCTCTGCTATTCCTAGTCATCTAATATTCCCTAGCTAGGTGGATCTCTTAAGAGTATTTAGTTTCTCACAATCTCCTATTTATTTTATGGATGGTTGGTAACTTGAACTGCAAGTGATCCAGTATCTACTCCTGCATTATTACTTTGTCTGTTAATTGTAAAGTCTACGTGTGTAGTAGATCTTGCAGCACCAACATATGCAGCAAATCCTTGATCCATTGGTTGAGTTAGAACAAAATAATCATCAGCATTAGTATAAGAAGATGTAAATGTTAGACGATACTCTCCTTGGTCTTGTTGTGTAACAGTAACACCAGATGTTCCTGTCCAAGTTGGAGAAGTTCCAAGTCCAATCTCACCATACTTATCTCCTGGTGGATCAGTTGCAACTGTAAGTGTTCCTGAAGTTGCATATGCCTGAGTTGGTGGAGTAAATGTTGTTGTGGTAGAAATACCAACAGAAGTATATCTTGCAACATTGGAAATTCTTATATCATCAAAAAGTCCATCAAAATCAGTACCTTGATAATAACTACGACCAAAATAGAGTTCTGCACCAGAGTAATCATTGATATTGTTATCTATAACTTGATCATTTGTTGTGAATTCACTTTCTATACCATTAATATAGCAATGAATTGAACCATTATCAGGTTCTCTGACTACAGCAAAATGACACCAAGTTTGATAAATGTCAGAATTACTAACAGAAGCAATACCTACACCACTATAAGAATTGTTATGCTTATCATGGTTATACCATCTAAGATCAGTATATCCAGTATTTATTCTTTCTGCAAGGATTGCCCAAACCTGAGTACTAACTGAACCATTATATTTTGATACTAATGCCTCAGCATTTCCACCAATACCAGGTGGCAATGAATCAATATATACCCAACCTTCTATAGTCCATTCTCCTTCAAAACTATAAGCACTAATATGAGGATATCTAAGATACCCAGATGAAAGTCTTAATGCTTTATCACCATACTTAACAGGAGATGTGACTAAAGATTGATTAGCAAAGGAATCCTGAGAGTTAGCATATTGTGATACTTCTGTGTATGATGAATCAAAAGTGTTTCTAAAGATAACATTATCCCACTCAGTGTCTTCAGAAACAGTAACTGGTGTGCCAGTTGCAAGAGCAAACTCTCTCCAAGAAGATCCATCATAGAAGAATGGAGCACCACCAATCATCTTAATATCACCAGTTGAACCAGCAGTGCCTGTGATTGTTGCATTATTAACTGCAAGATTTACAGCACCATCAACTAATATGGTTGAAGCAAATGAAACATTGTCGTTAAATGTAGAAATGCCAGTGACATCAATTCCAGCACCATCTGTTGTTATTCCAACTTCAGTAATACCAGTAATTCTTCCATTACTGTCAACTGTTATTCGTGCTGATTTATCAAAATCACCATATGTACCAGCAGCAGCACCTGTTAATGCAGTGAACCCTGCACCTGAGGCACCAGCAGTAATAAATCCTGAAATTTGCCCAGTAGTTACAATTCCCAATACAGCATTATCAACATATCCCTCAGTAGCATATCCAACTAAAGATGTTGGTGTAAATGTAAAGGTTCCTGTCGTATTATCATATGATAGTGCATTTGTTCCAACTGCATTTGTTGATACGGATAGATCGGCAAGCTCAATACCAATTGTTCCAACACCAACTAAATCAGTTGCAGGCGCCCATTGAGTTCCATTCCACTTAAGAACTTGTCCTGAAGATGGAGTAGTACTACTGACATTAGAAAGACTTGAAATTTCTGTGTCGGCAATCACTTCTTCCAATACTGAACCAAAATATGGTGGATCAACTGGACCACTTAAAGTTCCTGTGGTTGGATATGGTTCTGTAGGTGGAGTAAAACTTCCTTCAGTACTAATATATCTTGCAACAGTAGAAATTCTTATATCGTCAAAAAGTCCGTCCCAGTCATTCTGATAACGAGTTCTGCCAAAATAGAGTTCTGCACCAGAGTAATCATTGATATTGTTATCTATAACTTGATTGCTGCTAGTAAAATCACTTTCTTCACCATTAAAATAGAAATGTATCGAACCATTACTACTTTCTCTAACTAAAGCAAAATGATTCCAATTATAACGAAGAGTTGAATTAGCAACAGATCCAATTCCTGTACCACCATAACTATTGCCATGCTTATCATAGTTATACCAATTAAAATCAGTATATCCAGAATTCTGAAGATCAGCCTGAAGTGCCCAAACTCGACTACTAACCGCAGAATCGTATTTTGATACTAATGCATCACCAAAGCCTGCAGATCCACCACCAACAGGCATTGTATCAAAATACATCCAACCTTCAATGGTCCAATCACTCTCAAAAACATATTCACTTCTATGTGGATATCTGATATAACCATCTTGTAATCGTAATGCCTTTTCACCAAATTTACGTGGTGCTGCTACAGTATCAGCAGAACTAGATGCATCAGTTGCAGCATTAAATTTTAAATCAGTAAATCCTTCGTCAAAAGTGTTTCTATAGACAACATTATCCCATTCAGTATCAGCAGATTCAGTTACTGGTACACCTTCTTTAAGATAGAACTCTCTCCAAGCAGTTCCATCATGAATAAATGGAGCACCATGGAACATCTTAATGTCACCAGTTGTTCCTGCTGTTCCTGCAAGACTAGTATTAACACCAACTAATCTTACAGAACCTTTTACAGCAAGATTCTCTAGAACATCTAAAGATTCTGTTGGTTGAGTAGAACCAATACCTACAGAATAACCAGTCCCTACAATGACATCAGACTGAATTTTACCACCAATAGTAACATCCGTGCTAATGGCAACAGTATTAGCATTAAGATTTAAATTAGTAGGACTAGTTATATTCGGTACTCCAGAAGAACCAATTAGTTCTATCTTCTTTGCACCAAAGTTCTTATCTGCCATGAGACTCTTTTTTTAGTTATTTATTCGTATGATAAGTTTATTCCTTCAAGAGTTACACCTTCAATAGAAACTCTTTCATTGTTTGCAAATGGATTGAAAAGAACTCTTGGAATTGTATCCCTCAGTGCAGTTGGACTTCCCCAGTAATTACGTTGTGTGAAGTCTGATTCAGAATCTCTCAATGGTGCTAATACTGATCCATGCTCTAATAACCAGTTTCTGGCATCAACTCTTGTTGCATCTGGATATGATTCCAAATATAAAGCAACAACACCAGTTACATTTGGTGCTGCCATACTTGTTCCTTGTAAGTAATTAATAAAATAACTAGAATTTCTTGGATCAGTATATCCACTACTCCAAGGACAAAGAATATCACCACCAGCAGCAATTATGTCAGTTCTTGGTCCTCTGCTTGTGTAATCATCTAATGTTTCTTGACTTATACTATAATATTCTGATAGAGAAGCAACACTAATTACTGCATCTGGTTTTCCTTCGTGACCAACTGCTGGAGTTCCACCTCTACACCAATAACTATCATACTCAGATGTAGAATAATAAAATGTGCCAGATATAAACTCGTTATCATAATCAATACCACCTATGGTATCTTGCTTAGATTTTGAATTGCCAGCAGAACATATAAAAATTATATCTTGACAATCTGGATCATCTAGAAGTTCATCCATTGTGGTTTGACCACTTACTCTTCTAGTTGTAAATTCAAAGTAGACAGAATTTCTATCTAAAAAGTAAATCGAATCATATGCTTCACCAAGATACTCATCACCACCATCAGTATAGGTAGTTCCTCTAAATGTTGCACTTGAAGATAAGTCGTCTCTTACGAATTGTCTGTGTCCCCAACTACAATTTACAATCGTTGGGTTTCTTCTTCCAGTTTCAGGATTGATTGGTTTGTTTTTATGCCATACTTTAATGTAATCAAATCCATCAGATGGTTCTGCCCAACCAACATCAGAACGATCTACGCAAGCAATAGACCAAATATTTGCTTCAAATGCTGCACCAAATTGATTACCAGCAGCAGTTCCTCCAACATGAGATCCGTGCCAAGATCCATTAAAAGAACTCGATTCTAAAACATTTGCTACAGTATAATTTGTATATGGAGACGATCCTGGAGAAATCAACCCTTCTGCTTCCCAATCAATTCCATATTCAGATGCTCCATGGATTAGAATATCTCTAACTCTAGTGCTATTCTTATCAACAAAAGTTGCAACTCCTGGTTTTAAGAATTCTGGGTGATCCCAACGAATTCCAGTATCCATAATTACAACATCAACATTCTTACCAGTTAAAGCATATCGTATATCAGCATTCACATCAATTTCTGATCCAAAAGGATCATCTTTGTATCCATGACGATGTAAACCCCATTGAGTAAAATCTAAAAGAGAGTTATCAATTGGTGTTGGATCTCCACCTGCTCTTTTATGTCTAATATTACTATCTTTAAATCTATTAGTATCAATATGTCGATCAAACTCCTCATCAAATTTTCTTTGTTCTAAACAAATTGGATTATGAGTAGAAGACTCTTCAACCCATTCAACTTTAGGGTGCTGTCTTAAAACTTCTGCTTCTTCTGCAGAAATCTGATACACTGCTCTCTTTGTTGAAAAAGGCATCTCTGCCTTACAATCTATTCTTCTATTTGGTATTCCATCAATCTCATTTTCATTAATAATATAATCATGCATTTCCTGCCAATCCGCAGGATCTTTGATTGCAACAGTAAATGCTTGAGGCTCGTTATCAGGAATATCACTGATAACGATTACCCTACCTGTTTCGGAATGTACTTCTGTATGCATTAGATCATCGTCTCCCTAGTGTATCTATAGGTAACAATACCACTTACTCCTGTTTCTGGTGTCCATTCAAGTTCTACATTACCTGATCTAACAGTTGCACCGACAGAAACTAAAAGGTCATTATCATACATAATTGCATATTCTTGAGCATATGCAGTTGTTCCATTGTCCATAACTAGAACTTTTTGTGATTGAATACCACTTGAATGTTGGAAGAATAGTGTATACTCTGCTGTTACAAAGTCAGATGAATTATATGTATTTGCAGTATATGCAACACCAGCACTAGCAGTGAAAGTTCCTAAATCAGAAAAAACACTATGGGCAGTTCCAACATTTAATGAAGTTGCGGTGACAACTCCAGAAGCATTTACACCACCAGTAATAGTTACACCAGATACTGTGGTTTCAAATCTTTTAGCACTATTTCCAGTGATGCCATCTTGATAATAAAGTTCTACTACACCATTTGACTCCAATGCATCAGTCCCTTCCTGTTTGAATACTGCAAGTCTGGCATTTTGTACAGTGGTTGAGTTAATAATAAAGTTACCGTGACGATATAAATCTCTATTGCCACTAATTCCTCTAAAATGAACACCTGAGTCACCCAGAAAAGTACCACTAAAAATTGCTAAATTAGTATCAGTTGTTCCAAATACAATTGAATTACTATCTTTGAATCTTAATGTTGAAGCACTTTGATCAAGGAAGATTCCAGCATTTGCAATAGCAGTATCAAAACTTATGTCTCCACTAAATGTAGAAGCACTAGAGACATTTACTCCACCAGTAACTGTAATACCAGATGCAGTAGTTTCAAACTTCTTGGAGTTATCATGATAGAGTTCTACAGAACCATCTGGAATTGTTACAATTGAATTTTCAGTAGACTTTGCTCTGAGATACAGATTTCCAGTATTGTTTTCAATATAACTATCAGTTCCATTATGATGAATCTGCAAGTCTTCACCAACACCGAAGATAATTCTATCATCATCTTCTAGTTTGACATTGCTTGTGAAAGTTGAAACACCAACAAAACGAGCATGTCCAGTAATATTAATACTACCATTACCAGTAATAGTTCTACCATTGAGATCTAAGTTACCACCAAGTTGGGGTGAAGTATCATTTAAAACTTCGGTGATTCCACCACCTCCACTTGCGGTAATTGTGACAAGACCAGCAGATACTGCACTTACAGAAAGACCAGTGCCAAAGTTAATTGTAGCTGCAGTTCCAACAGCAGAATCATTATCTTTAATTTCAACACCACTACCAGTTCCAGTTACACCAGTTAAACCAGAACCATCACCAACAAATGATGTTGCAGTAATAATACCAGTAGAACGTGCAAGTGTAATATTACTACCAACTATGAAGTCACCTTCATCAACTCTTACAGTACCATTAGAACCACCACCTTTCAATGAAAGACCAGATGAAGCAGTAGATCCAGCATCAAGAATACATCCATTACCATTTCCAAGATATAAGTTTGGTCTTGATGTTTGACCACCACCACCAAGAATTCTTATGTCACCACCACTTCCATAAATTTGATTTGCTTTATTAAATACAATACCTTCAACCTGAACAAATCTGTTAATATTATCTGCAGAAAGAACTAGATTATCAAGATCTTGAGCAGCAATTGATCCAGTATGGACTTCTGAAAGTGTTCCGATTCCAGTATTGATATCTGTAGCGAATAGTGTTCCAGTTACGGTAGCACCAGTACTAATTGTTTCAAACTTCTTAGAGTTGTTGTAGTTGAGACTTACACCAGCACCCACTCTAAAGGATGCCATCTCTTCAGTCGTTCCATATTGACCAATCGTGACAGATGGGTTTGCATCAATGTTGATACCACCAGTACCTTGATCTTGAATATAACTATTTGATCCGTCATGATAAATTCTTAGATCATTTCCAGCACCAAAGATTGCTTGGTCATTATTTCCAAGTTCAATGTTGCCTTGGAACTGAACATCATTAGTGAACGTTGAAGCAGCAGTAACTAATACACCACGGGTACTTGTAACACCTAAGTTTGAAAGTTGACCAGTAGATGGATTATATTGTAACTTATGTCCTAAATCGAACCTATTATAACTATGTCCACCTTGAGTAGGATCGAGGAAAACTGCGAGATCATAATCATTATTATCACTTACACCTGCAGTGAATACTCTATGCTGTCCAACTAAGTCACCATCAAATCCAGATGCAGTAACAATTCCCGTATATTGTGCAGAACCACTAGAAGTTAAAGTTAATGATGTTCCAATTCTAATTTCATCATTAATTCCATCAATTGTAATACTTGCAGTTCCTACTGTTAAAATACCAGTAACTCTTGCATCACCATTGACCCAAAGTTGAGTTCCAGCTGCACCTACAGGACCAATTTCTGTTTGGAATCTTGGATTTGTTGTACCAAGACCAACATGAGTTGATGTTGTATGAATACCAGGATTAGTTTGATCATTATCAAAGTAACCAGTACCAGATCCACCAGATGCAGATGCATTAATTGTAGTAATACCACTAAAAGTATCAATATAGATACCAGTTCCTGCTTTGATAAGTGTTGTGATTCCCGTAAGTTCAGAACCATCACCAACAAAACCAGTAGCAGTTACAATACCTGTACCATAAATTCCTTTATTGTTTAGACCTAAGTAACCACCAAGTAGTGGTGATGGGTCACTTTGTACATCTGATAAACCACCAGAGTCAATGTATGCAGTAACAAGACCTGTTCTTCCAGAAAGTGTTACACCAAGACCAACAAAGTCTAGGATTTGAATTCTTCCAGGATCTCCAGTAGAAATGCCAGATTCTCTAACGGAAATACCAAGAATACCAGTGTTTCCTGTTCCTACAGAAGTTGCTCCATGAGCAATGATTTCAATCTCTTCTCCACCAAATGCTGCAGCAAACAGTGTGATTGAATCCCCTCCAGGATTAATTGCATAATCTCCACTAGTAAGTTTTACACCATCAAGATATACACTTGTTAACTCATATTCTACAAGTGTGAATGATGGAAATTGTCCAGTTGCAGGAATTCTTGTTTGTGATGCGACAAGTGTATATTTTTCAGCTTGTCTATTTCTAGGAAATGTGTCCCACTCCCATCCAGTTCCAGTTGATTTTATATATTGACCAGAAACACCTGCTGTATCTGCTGTAGATACAATGGCACCATCTAAACGTGTATCACCAATTACTTCTAATTCATATTCAGGAATTGCCGTATTGATACCAACACGGTTAGTTTCATCACTCGCATATAGAAGGTTATTTGCAACTTCTAAACCATTACGAACAACGAAATTCTTGTTAATTCCCATTGATACTCCTGGGGTTCACTATCCCCCCGATATAAGATTGTATTATATTTATTTAGTAACTCTGTGGGAATGCATTACCGCAGTTATCGGTTGCTCCTGACCATGATCCAATGGAACCACGGATTGAAGAATATAGATTATCAAGTGTTGGATAACTTGCTGGTCTATCTCTAAATGCATTATACCAACTTCTAATTTCTCCGACTGTTGGTGGTCTACCTTTAGACCAATAAGCATCTGCAATTTTCTTTACAACTGATTGCTTACTGTAGTTAGGATAAGAAATGGTCCATTGGAGTCTAGCTCTTCCTTGTCCACCAGATCCTCCACCATTGCCTTGAGCACCACCAGATCCAGCACCACCATAAGCATTGCCATTTGCACCTTCTTGAGCACCCTTTCTGCAATTATTGCCAGTGCAAGAACCACCCAAATTGGATCCTTGCCCAGGGCCACCATTTCCACCTTCTCCACCACAAGTACTTCCAGATTGACATGTGCCGCCAGTCACACGACCAGCACCTCCACCATGTCCACCTTCTGAACTTGATCCTTCACCACGTCTATTACCACCTCTTGCCCCGTTGGCAGTGCCACCTGATCCTCCAGCACCACCAGCATCACCACCACCTCTTTCACCTCCTCCAGCAGAGACACTATTTCCTGCTCCACGAATATCACTACCTTGCCCATCAGTTCTATTATCTCTACCACCACTTCCACCACTACCTACTCTGATACTAAATCCTTGACCTGGTGAACAATTCCATGATTTTCTATGGGCACCACCACCCCCACCTCCAGCACCAGCTTGACTTCTATGCCAACCACCTGCTCCACCTCCACCAATTACAGAACCAGTAACTGAATAAACACCTGCAGGAACAGACCAACTATGACTTCCAGGTGCCCATGTTTGAGACCCAGATTGTCCATTACCTGCCCTACCAATGTTTCCAGAACCACTTCTTATATTGCGGAAACATACTTGATTAAACCCACCAGAAGCATAGCATCTTCTAGTATTGAATGATAATCCATCATGACTATCTGTACTATTAAATACGACACATGATTCGGTAGTTACTTTAAATGTTGCAGATACTCCATTAATGTTCAATGTAGCAGTTTTTGCTGTAGAATAGCTACTAGAAGCAGTTACTCTAATTCTTAAACTTGAAGATGATGTCCCATTTGATACTGTTTTTGTTGTTCCTCCACTTGTAAATACACCATTAGTAACCCTTGCAGTTACACTTACACCAGGTGATAAACCTCTAACAGTTGTTCCAGAACCACCCCATCTTGGTTCAGATTCATGATTTGAACTTCTGTTTACATTATTAACTGATGATGGGCTCATTGAGAAGCTATCAACAGTCACGTCATCAGTAACTGTAATTGTAACTGAAGCAGAACTTTCAAGTCCAATGGAGTCTCTTACTGTAATTCCATAAGTAACATTTCCTTTTGGTGGAGTTACTGTAGTTGATCCATTTAATTGATTTGTACTAAATCCTTGTCCACTAGTATTTACAACACTTGTAGCAAAATCTGATGACCATGTAAGAGTAATAGATTGTCCTGTATTAATATTAGTACTACTTGCAGATATACTAACCGCAGGTCTTAAGTCAACCGTATGTTGTGCTTGAACTGTAACTGGATTTGTTCCAGCACCAGTTGCTCTAACAGTAAACGTTTTATTATCCTGCTGCAAATTACTAATCAAAACATTTCCATTTTGATTTCCTCCAGTATTAAAATCTGGAGATTCTGTCGTAACTGTATTTGTAGTCTTCCAATAAAGCCTAATGTTATCTCCTTTATTTTTTGTGGAAGTGCTTGAGCAAGTAGAAGTATTTGAAGGACAAAGTGTTACAGTTGGTGGTGGTGGAGTTCCAACAAGAACCGTAACATTATCAGTAACACTTCCACTAGAGTTAGAAACTCTCAAGGAGAAGTCATTTGATCCATTTTGCAAGTTTCCTACAACATAAGTTCCACTCTTTGCACCACTACTTAAGGTATTCGGGGAAATGCTACTAAGATTAAATCCTGGACCAGTTGCAGTAACAGAAGATTGTGTTACATAGTTATAAGTATATGTAAGAACAGCAGTACCACCATCTGGGAAAACGAATGGAACACTTCTTGCCTGTGCATCTAAAGTTATTTCTGGTGGTGGAGGTGATACAGGTCCAATAGTCCAGTTTTTACTTCTACTCGTTCCAAAAGATGAAGTTAATGTAACAGTAGTCGTTCTTGTTTGATCATAGTATGGTGTTGTCATATAAACTTCGACAACATCATCAATTTGAACGTTACTTAAAGAAGTTCCTTGACGAGAACCAATTTTTAGATATGAGTTTGCATTTGATGTAGATACTGTCATACCACAGTCTTCATCAAATCCAGTAGCAATAAATGATGTTGATGCCAATTGACCAGGATTCAATTCTCCAGAATCTCCAGTTCTATTCGTAAGATTGAAATCAGTTATAGTACAAAATCTTTGTGCGGAAGTAACATTCCAAGTATCGGATGTAGATCCATTAACACCACTTAATACATTGAATGTATTTAAACCAGCAATTGTAAACGTTGCGGATACTGCTCCTAAAGAATTTGGTGATGATGTAAGTTGTAAAGTAATTTGATCACCATTTCTAACACCAAATGATGCACTACTATAATCTCTTACAGTTGTATCACCTCTAACAACTTTAAACTTGGCATTAACATCAGATGCACTACTAATTGTTGCAGTTCCTTCATCACCAAAATCAGTCATTCCTGATAATGTGATTGTATTACTTGTAATTGTCTTATTTCTATTTACATCAATTTGATCAGTAAAAGTAAATTGATCTGGAATTGTGTCAATAGGTCTTTCTCTAGTCGTTGCAGAAAAATTCCTAGTTAATTGAGAAATAGTTACTGATGCTGTTTGAGTGCTTGTATATGAACTAGGTGCTTGTACCTTTAGTGTGATCTCATCACCGTTTTGAGTTTCACCAGATTGATCTGTATAGTCTTGAATTACTTGACCGTCTCTTACAATTCTATATTGACCACCAGTGATAGAAATTGGTAGTGGATTATTTCCATTGACGTTTTCGTCAGCACCACTAATTGTTATTGTATTTGATTCGTGGAAAGTATTAACGTCAACATCAGTAACTGAAGTAAAACTAAAATCATTAACAGTAGTATCAGCTGCTCTTGTTACAATAATAAAATCTTCTGTAGTATTGCCTAACTGAACCGTTGTGACTAGTGAAGTTGAGTATGTGTTGGTAGTTGTATTTCTAAGTTGTAAAGTATCACCATCAAATATCTTACCAGTACTTCCAAATGGACCACCATTAATACTTAGTTCACCAGTCGTTGAGACTATAAAAATATCTACACCAATAACGTCATCAATACCTGTTACAGTGACTGTATTACTAACAGTGAGAGTATTAGTTTCTAAGTTTGTTAATCCATTGAAAGAAAATGGATCTGGAATATCATCAAGAGGATATGTTGTAACAGACCATTCAACTGAAGGTCTTGTTCCAATGGTTATAGTTGTTGGATAGACTCTATTATAGTCATTTCTACCAGATGCTTCCTCAGTAAGAATTTGCAATTCTACTTTATCATTATTTCTAATAATAACTGGATTGTCTACAGTGGCAGGTAAAAAATCAGTAGGTGTACCATATGTTTGAGTCTCATCATTATATGGAGTTACTCTGACAGAACATGCTGATCCAACAGCAGTAACTCCAGCTTTGTAGTTAATGCCTGTAATTGTCTGAGAAGTTGAAATACCAGGATCTCCTGGTAAAACATCTATAACTTCTGGGAAATTAAACTCATCTGGATACTCATCAAGATTACCTCTCCATGATATATTAGATCCAGGACCCTGAGCACCAATTAAAGGCATTTTATCCTACTCCTTATTGATATTGTGACTGAGAGTATAGAACGTCAAAATCAGAAACTGGATCACCAGAATCATTCTTTCTGACCAACACATATGTATACAAGTCTATACTATTTGCATTTCCACTATTTATTGCAAGTGAACCATAGTATCTTGGAGACATCAGTATGCTATCAATATAAACTTGATTATTGTAATATGGTGTTGGACCTTGCTTAGTTGTAATCGCAACTGTTAGAGAATCACCAACATTCAAGAAACTGGTGAGAGCAACACCAGCAGAAGCAGTAAAGTTAACTGCCCAATTGTCTGCAGCATCTAGTGTATAGTAGTAGATTGAAGACGTATCAAGATCCAATTCAAGTGTTGTTGCTCCAATACCACCAATTGAAGTAGTATTGTCAATTGTAGTATTTTCAATAATTTCAAACACTTTCATTGTACCAGTGATTTCTGCATTGCCTTGACAATACATTGCTACATTTGCTTTTGCACTATTAGTAGTACCAAAACCAACGTTTACACTAGTGTGAATACCGATAGAATCAACAGCCCAAATATCGGATACGTTTGTTAGACCAGAACCATCACCAGTGAATGTTCCGATAAAGTATCCATTAATCTCAAAAATATCCTTTTGATTTGAAATAACACCCCATGGATACCAATCATTATCAGTAGTGTAGATCCAACCAGCATTATTGCCCTTGAATGGGTTGCCGTTGAAGATAACGTCACCTGGGTTTCCTGCACCTTGACCGACTAAAAGAATTGCAGATGCTGGTTGAGTGATACCTACAGTGTATTGTCTAGAAACAGTTTCTTCACCTTGTAAGAATAGATTTGGTGATTCAATTCCTTTATTTGATGTGACAGTAAGTTTATTATTAAGAATTACTGGACCATCAAAGGAAGAGACGGTAGTTTTACTTTCACCACCTTCAATTCTTACTGCATCGGTAACATTAATTTCAGATGCCTTAATAACATTGAAACCAAGTTTATTATCTGGTACTTCTTTTGATTCTCCTCTAAATCTTGGACGTGGAGTGGAGAATACTTCTTCATCACCAGCAGTAGTGATAACTCTCTTGTTAGAGATATAGAAGTCACCATCACTATTCATGCCAGTGTAAACTACAAATCCACCTTCTTCAGTAAAGGATTGTGAAAGAACTTCTTCTGCTGCACTTAGTTGACGATCATGACGATCTGGGAATGCAGTAGAGTAGTTACCAGGACCATAACCTAGATATTCAAACGTATGACCAGAAGCACGGATAATAGAGTGTCTTCTTAGTTCGATTGGTTTTGCAATAATTCTCTGGAATCTTGCACCATTGAGATGTGAACTTGCTTCAGTTCCTAGTAGTGCCCTGAATACTTTTACAGGATTTCCAGTTACTGATTGCTTAATTCTTACAATCTCATCATCAATTAGTAAGTAATCCCCAATCTGAAGATCTAGATCGTCTAGATCAGTAATGTTCATATTGGTGTCAACCTTAGACATTGATGCTGCAAGAGTTCCTGAAGCATTTCCATACTGGATAGAAATTCTGCTGCTGAAACTTTCATTGCCTTTGGTAATATCACCACCTTTTGATGTTAATGTAGTCTTATAAAGAGTTGGTGAACCACCTAGTAGAACAGATGTGGTTCCAATACCAACATTTAAAGTTAATTGATCTAAGGAATTAATTTTATTAACAATATGATTGTTATTGAAGATTGCACTTTCTCCAGTACAACCACCGACAATGACTTTATCATTTACTTGAATACCATGATTTTCATCAAGAGTAAATGTTGCAATACCAGTTGCTTGAGTAAAGTCTGCAGATAGAATTGAGAAAGATTTGCCAGTTAGAATCGCATGAGATAATTCTGCATTATCTGCTCCAATACCTGTGGTATTTGCTACTGAAATTGCACTTGAAGATACAACAGTAAATTTGTTTGTCTCTCCAGGAATTACATTATCAATTTTATATGTTTGATTATAATCATCATATAGTTCACTAACTCTTTCAACAGTCAATGAATCTCCAATATTATTATAAATTCTAGTTACTCTTACTGTACCTGGAACATGACCAGAAGCAGATGTTGCAATACCTACAACAGAAAGTGTGTTACCTACACCATATGCAGAACCACCATCCATAATTTCAAGTGATGCAAGTGTTCCAGCAGAAGAAACTTGAACTCTTGCTGTTGCATGAGCACCAGTATTGGATCCAGCATATCCAACTAGCTGTGCATTATAGAGATTCTCAGTAATACCAATACCAGTACCATAATTTGTTCCACCATCAACAATTTCAACTTCAATAATTCTATTCAATCCATGATCTTCTTTTGTAAAGATAGTATGGTTTACTTCATCAGACGCACTATCTGATGAAATATCTGTAATTGCAATACCAACACCATGATCAATTAGATTTTGAATTACAGTTTCTTTAGTAATGCTCTTTTCAGGATCATTAATTACAACTTTACCGATTGGATCAGGAACTGCAAAACATCTTGCAGCATTAGGATCAGAAGTTGGATTGTCCCTATCATATTCTGGATAAAGATTGCCAACTGGTTGAAGTAGGTTTACTCCAGTAAATGGAGAGACATTTGGTGAATTGGAAGAATTAAGAACTGTTAGATGATAAATTCCATCTTGCTCATTTTGTACATATGGTTTAATTTCTTCTGATTTATAAACAAGATATGTTCCACCATGCTTTTTCTTCTTAAGTTTTGGAAGATTTTGATTGCGAATGGATGTATCACTTGTAAAATCACCAGGATTTGTAGGAATAGAAACCTTAAACTCTTTTCTATTGTCAATGGAATCTACAATAAATGTCCCATTATATCCTTTATTTGCAAGACCAGTAGTATTAAGTCCACTGATTATATTGGTGATTTCTACTTGTGATCCAACAGTTAAATTATGTGGAAGTTCTGTTCTAATTGTTGCTTTTTCAGTAATAGCACTCCATTCTGCATCTGCAACAAACTTAAAGTTTCTAAACTCTGTAGAGTTTGATAAAGTTTCACTCTCAAAACTTAGATATCTTCCGACTTCTTCATCAGATGCACCATCAATGTTATTAGATTCTTGAAGTATGAATCCATCTACAGGAGGTCTTGCCAGAGTAGCAGAATCTTTTGGAAGAACATATCTTAACTTATAAAGACTTCCTTCAACATTTCTATCACTTGGCTTTCTAAGAACAAATGTTCTTGGAGTTGTTTCACCAAGTTCTGCAACACCTCTTGTCCATAATTGATTATAGATGCTTACATCAGTATTTCCTGTAGAGACATTAATATACCATTGACCTTGTGCAGCATCAAACTGAACTGGGTGTCCAAGATCACCAGCAGACTTATCAGATACTCTACTAACAACACTTAAAATACCCCCAGTATTATTGATAGTAATTGGAATATCGTTGTTAGCATCATTTAGTGTTGCTGCAATCTTAATTTCATCACCATTTAGAGCAGGATTTGGTGAAATAGCTGTGGTGATAGCATAATAAATTTTATTTTCTGTTAGTCCATCTGGAAGATGACCATTCTCACTAATAATTCTAATAGTTTCACCATTTAGGAATGTATGACCTTCGGTTAATGTAAGTGTATTTGATGCGATATCATTTATACCATTGGTTTGAGATACTTTATGAATTTTTTCAGAGATTGCTTCACTTGCAGTACCCTCAGTATTGGGCATTACAACTTTGGAATGGTATGTCTCAATCTCATTACCTGATGCAAGAAGAACTTTTAGTGCCTCATCTTTCTTTGAACCAATTCTATATCCATCAATTACAGTTGCTGGAGGAATATCTACGTTGGTTTCCTCATATAGGAAAAGTTTACTTGTAGTTGCAATACCAACAGAAGTAGAAACTCCAACGTCAATACCTAAGAACTCAATACCAACTTCTTCAGATTCAATCTCTTTGGGGTTAATAATATGAGTAATGTATCCAACATCATCTCTTGGGAATGCCTCTGGACGGAATCCTTTAGAAACTAGAGATCTTGCACCAAAGTTAGAGTTAGAGTTTGTGATAGATGCGTCACCACCAGATTCTAATAGGAAGTGATTGGCAAAACCAATTGCGAAAACAGAAACGATCTGTAGAAGTGCATTATTGCTACACTTAATGTGGTGGTTTTCCCAATCTGGTCTATATCTTGCTCTTGAGTCAGTATGAATATTTTCATTACCTGATGCTTGATCACCTTCATAAAGACCATTTGTTGGATTATACTTAACAAATGCATTATCATCTTTTTGAAGACCAATACCCGTAAATTGGGCAAGAACCATAGACTTGAATCCAGTTGCCTTAGATCCATCAGCATGAAGTCCATTCATACCAAAAACAGATCTCAGAGAGATGTTAAAGATATATGGTGATGCAGATGTAACAGTATCAACTGAAATATTCAGTGTTGCACCAGAAGTTGTTGATGGTAATGCATTAACTGGTGGAACAGAAACCTGATACTTAATCTCTGTAGAAGAAATAACTTCAAATACTGCATACTGACCGTCATAACCAGCATCAGCAATACCTTCAATACGAATTGGAGTATTTACATCTAGACCAGGGACTTCATTCTCTAGGGTAACTGTAATTTCTGTTGAAGAAATCAATCCATCACCAGATTTAATACTAGTAATTCCTACTTCAGCACCAGTAGAACCAACAATACGGTACTCATCAACCTTTGGTTGAATGTCTAGGCTATCAGAAGGATAGTCAGGAGAAACTTCTCTTCCAGATGGAGTACCATATGCAAAACCAACCTTTTGATAATACATTTCAAGGTCAGTGTTTGTGTCATCATAGACTAGGAAGTCATCATTGATAGATACTGGATTTACACCATCAGCATACTCAAAACAAGTAAGTTTATGGTGTGAGAAATTGGGAACAAATGCGTTATCAGTATAGTCTTTGTATACAGTTCCAGTCTGATCTCCATCAAAGATAGAAAACTGCCAGAAGTAACAAGCACCAGTTACACGGAAAATAGCAGATTTTTCAATTTGATCGTTTTCTGGATTAGGAACATACTTAGGAATAATCTTGGTCTTTCTAAGGTCAAGACCTACAAGTGATGTACCTCTAGGAATAATAACACCACCATGAATACTGTTAAGTTTATATAATGCGTTATTAGGACTGTCTAGGTCAAAGTTGCTATTGACATCAAGTGGTGGAAAGTCATCAGAAGTAGTACCAGACCTAAGTCTGTACGTGTTTGCCACTTGATCATGAATTGGTATCCACCCTGGCCTATTATCTACAACGTGTTCACCAGGATAGAGTAGAATAGTTGTTTTACCAAACCTATCATTGTTTTCTCCTGCTTGGTAGGAGAAACGTGCTGCCTCTAGCAGTGCCCTTTGAATGGTTTTAAATGGTCTTGCTAAAGAATTACCTTTATTCTCGATACTATCAGTAGAATCCAAACTTGAAGGATCTACATAAAGAATCTCACCTTTGGTACTCTTTAGAAAATTATCCAGACGACTAAGACCCATTGTATTAACGCGTTAAATTCCTATAGGTCTATTTATCATTGTTTTTATATGGGAGTGGCGGGACTTGAACCCGCAAGGCACGATGCCGCGACATTTTAAGTGTCGTATGTTTACCAGTTTCATCACACTCCCAAGGTACAGGTGGATGGAATTGAACCATCTCAAAGGCACTAATCTGGTGCAAAATGTTTATAAAACATCTCTGACTACCTAGTCTCACCTGCAGAAAGGATCACTCGGATTTCCAAGTGGGTTTATGAAAAGCACAATATTCATTGAATGTGATTTTCATTTCCTTATTAGTAAGGTTAGCATGTTTTGCTGCTTTTGGCAAGTTCCACTTTGCGGAGAACAGCATCTCCATTGATTTGCGTGTTTCTGGTCGCATACTTTTTTAAAAACCTCTCACGTGAAAAATTTCTGGGAATTTTTTCTGCCCGATTTTTGGATTTAAAACCCAATTTCCTTTTGGAGTTCATAGATTGACAACGAACCCCAGACAAGTTTGTCATCCTTCCATCCTTGATCCATACTACGATAGGTGTACCCATCAAACTCCACGAAACTTTTGAGAGTTGTTTCACGAATGATTGGGTCTGGATAAATCAATTCACCTTTATAGAATGTATCTACAAGAGTGAATCTCATATCAAATGCAGGACTATGAGTCCAATCAGTTCCCCAGTTTTCTACAATGATGTAGTCATCTTTTTGTAGAACTTTATGACAACGAGTACGATAAGGATTTGATTCTCCTTCATAATCATACCATTGTTTGATGGTCATCTTACCATCACCTAGATCTTTCCAAATGATATGTACATGGGAATGATCTCTGGGACTTTCTTGTGCTTGCTTAAGGTTATTATATTTACCCTTAAGTTTAGAGATGAAATCCTCGATCATGATGCTACAAGGGGCTTTTTGTAAAAAATCATGTCCTCATCTACATTGTCACGGACGTGGATAAAGACATTCATGAACTCGTCGTAGGTTTCACAGTCAACAACCTTCTCATCACCCATATTAGAGAACAGTTTGAACTGCCTGCGGTTGGTGTCGATCAGAACTGACTCTAGAAACTCTTGCATGGTGCCTTGGTTGATTACCCCCGTATTATAAGGCACATACGAGGGAGTGTCAACCCTAGAGCAGTCCTGTGATGTCTTCGTTGGATGCCGATTTAGATGACATGGTGTTCTGTGCTTTACCGAGAGACCATGCCTCTAGTTGCAAACCTTTACGATGAGTCTTAAGAGTCGTTGCTTCAGCTTCCCATGTTGGAATGCCAGCAGTTGCCCTCAAAGTTTCAATCTCACTTAGAAGTGTATTGATTTGCGTTCTATAGTTATTACAAGCCGTGTCTTGTCCTGGTGGATGTAATGTTGAATTAATTGCATACACAGGTGAAATAGAACTTCCAACATTTTTCACAAAATCAGAATCAGAACCAGTTCCTGACGTTGATGAAGAAAGATTTACTTCAGAAGCATTTCCAATTGGATTATCTGTTGCAACATCAAGATTTTCTAACCTAGGATAAGTATATGCTTGAAGTTCATCGAGTTTGATAGTTCCAATTCCAACAGTAATACTTGTATATCCTACGATTTCAGTACTAAAACCTGCTAATACATCATGATTAGAATATAGTGAGGCAACAGACTGTGCTAATGAACATCCAAGACCTGCTGCACTTTGAGAAATTGTAACAAGTTGATTTTGCTTTGTCTTAATTTGATCAACAATTGCAAGAATTTGATCATCTCTTTCCTTAATATCGGGAAGAAATTTATTGATACTATCAATCACAACACCTTGTTGCTCAATGACAGTTCTTTGACCAGTTCCTGAAGAAATACTTGTATTTTGTAACTCTAATATCTCTTTAGCAGTTAGAGATGTGGAAATATATCCTGCCATTTTAATTACCTCCTATCATAATCATATCCAGCAATAGAGAATCTTGTATTATCTCCTGGATAATCTGCTGGGGTATCACCTTTATATTCAACATGTAACTTGTCATCATATTTTCTTGCTGCCCAAATTTGATAATAACATCTTACAGGACCACCTGCATTATTTTTAACAATAACATTCTTACCCCATTCAATTTTCTCAACAAATAATTCTTGATAAGTTCCAATAGGAGTAAGATTTACAGAAATTGATTCTTTATCTACAAGACCATCCCAATAATCTGGAAGTTTAATTACATTTCCTTCTTCTAATTTTCCACGTACATAAATCGGACCATCTTCTGGACCCTCTACGCAAATATGTCTAAGACGATATCCTTCTTTAGTTGGATGTGAGATATCAAATCCCTTATTTGATTTATCTAGCTTAGTTGAATTTAATGTTGTCAAATATGTTGCAACATCACCAATTCCTGCTAAATTTACTGCTCCATTTGCAGAAATAAATCCATTTGCAATAACACTACCATTAACAATCGTATTTCCATTAAAAATTGAAGTCAATGCTTGAACATTCAATGTCGGAATTTGACCAGTTGAATGTGCAAGAGTCATCAACTGAGTTGAAACTCCATTACAATAAAATCCAACATAGTCTCCAGGAACATTATATAGAACTGCGGCAAGATCAGTCAGTTTAAATGACAAATCAGTTGGTAGAGTTGTATGCCATGTTCCTTCTAATGATAAGGAATCATAATTATATGCTCCTGCTGTAGATTGTGGTCCAGTAAAAGTACCAAACCACTTAAAATCAAATGGTGCCGTCATTTATCAATCTCCGTTTGTAGTGGTGGTACGTCAATTCGTTCTGCATAAACATGATAAAAGCAATTAATTGGTTGACCATTACTTGCTTGAAGATGAATCTCATCTGTGTTATATCTCTTAATTATAACGTTCTGATGTGCTCCAATTGGCTGAAGATGCACTGAGATTGTTGCTGGATCGATTAATTTTTTCCAATACTCTGGTAACTTAATCACTTTTCCAGATGTTCTTCCTCGTACATAAACAGCATTCTCAGGTCCTTCAAGACAAGAATGGACAAGTTGTTTACCTGGTTTTGTTGGATGATCAATGACAAAGTTTTTAACTTTTGCCATTAAAACTTCCGTAAAGATAATTTTAGACTTAATTAACTTTACTGTCAATAGTATGTCTGTTTTTAAGAAACCTTGTATTCTAGCATATATTTTTACAAACATTGCATAGAATGGAGTTGGCTTCATATCACTGTTGGTACACTGTCCAACCATCAAATTACCAAGTTCTGTAGGAGATGGTGTTGCAAACTGAGTACCCTGTCCAATCATTGAGGGACCTTCTACCCATGAAGTTCCACGTACTTTTAATTTTCCTGCACCAAAAATTGGAGCAGTTCCTGCACCAATCCATAACTGATGCTGAATAGTTAGATCATCGTATGAGCAAGACATAATTTTAAGTGTATAATGAATTAGTTGTAAAATCGAGAACGTTTGTTAAATCTGTTTTTCCAGGGAGAGATGCAGATGCACAAGTTAATCCCCTTATGAAATTAGATATTGTATGTAGTTGTGTATTTGCTATGATCCTACCAACATTCGGAGTATATATTCTATATCCAACCTTTGCATCAACATCAAATGCACCATCTGCTTTTATTTTTACATCTTGGTTTGCTTCAATTTTAATATGACCTCTACTATCATCTTCACCATTAGCCATGATGTCAATGTCTTTAGCAGAAAGTCTTATCCTACCATTTGGTGCAGATAAAACTATATCTCCATTTAAACATTCAATATCAACACCTATACTTTTACCATCTACATTATCCCCACATTTAATTTCAAAGACACCAGGATTTCTCATAAGAGTCCATCCTGCTCTGTTACCAGTAGAATCTAAATGTATATAATGTAAACTATGACGAGATTGTAATCCGACACCAGTCACCACACCATCAGCACAAATCTGCCCAATTTCAAGAGCACCAAATGGATGGTCTTTTTTTACTTGTACATGATCTACTTGAGTGGTCATAGAGTTTTATTTTTATTTAGTGCGTTTTCTTAAACTTTCCTCAGGGGTATCATAAAGATACATTCTGTTCTTTAGATTAGGTTTCTTAGGTCCTACGACTTTTTTACCTCTGAAGAAATGATACTCTCCATAATATGGTTTACCGTTGATGTATCCTGAAACGAGTCTAGCAATACAGTCATCTACAGTGATAATTCTATCACCTTGAATCTTTCTGACTCCTCCATCTGGATCTTCATCAAGTCTTCTAACTCTAAAGATCGGTATAATATTTGCATTAACACCAAGTTCAGACTTAATAAAGATACGAGGATATTCATTAAATGTGTTGCCTGGATTTGTAATCACAACATCAACAAGTCTACCAATATCATCAAAAATAGGACTCATCTCTGCACCATTTGATGGACTAATAACAATTTGATCACCTATCTCATAGTTTGCTCCAGGATCATCAATCAATACACCATCAAGAATAATATCTTCAGACTGACCATTACTAATTGGTCTATCGTCGTCACGTTCATCATCACCATCACCATCAAGTGGTTGTGGTGCGGTAATTGTTACACCTGTAGGAACTCTAATAGGAGTTAATGGTCCTCTTCCTATGACAGTATCAACAATCTCTCCAGTATCTGTGTTTGTAATAGTAATTTCTGTTCCAGATGGTGCTGCAATATTTGGAAACTCACTATTAGGATCATCATCAACTGATGGAATTGTAATATTTGATCCTGGTTTGTAAACCTGCCATTTTCCATCAGGATCTTTGTAGATGGTATCACCAGGTTCACTAATAGTTGTTTGATTTTTTGATGTAGTTGGTAGGTATCCAGATCCTGGTTCTTTTACAACTGCACCAGTAATTTCTACACCATCATCAGTTTCATTTGAAGTCAGGAATACATTTGATCCACCACCATTTCCGCATTGATCATCAATAGAAAGTGTAGGAGTTGACGTGTATCCACTACCAAAAGAACTAAAGTCTAGACCCATTAACTGACCAGTAACACTTACGATTGGATTTGCTGCAAGTCCTGTTCCTCCACCACCATTGAATGAAATTGATGGTGGACCACAAGGAAGTTGATCAGTATTGCAAGGTGGAATTGTTCCTGGAATATTGTTAGAAGCATCTCTAAGAAGATTACCTAAACCTTCAGAAACAGCTGCTGCTTCTTTATCTCCATTCCAGAAACTCCATCTATCTGTATAGTCACAATTTGGTGTTGTATCACACTTTAAGAAATTAAGAATGCCAGTTACAATATCAAGGACCTGAAAAGCTTGTCCTGCAATATCACCAACAGATTCAATCAATCCATTAATTGATCCTAAAGCACTATTGATACCAGATGTAATATCTCCAAGAACACTTCCAACAACATCACCAACTAATTTTTCAGCAGCACACATTGGAGCACTGATATATTTTTCAATTAGATCATTAAATAATCCTTTTACTAATTTAAATAAATTGGAAATAATTTTTTGAAATATACAACCAAGAGTATCTGTTGCTTTTTCTGCAGTTCCTGCGAGAGTTTGTCTTACATTTGGAGGAAGTAAATCTGCAACAGTTTTAATACCTTCATTGATTTTATTCATGACAAATCCTCTCATCTTTCCAATGATCAACTTCATCATTGAAGCAATGAAAGAGGAAACAGAATTTACAATCTCACTAATATTACTTGTAATATCTGATGCTGCACCTAAAAAACTTTGAGTCTCTTCTTTAATTCTCTTGATCATTGCAAGAGCTCTTTGAATAAACCCTTGAATTCCTTTTACGGGTCCACCACCACCTTCACATTCAATATTCTTTTTTCTTACTCCTACATCTGAACCATCTTGTTTTTGATACTCTCTACGAGCATCATTTACTGCACCATCTGCTCCAGTTGATTCTCTTGCTGGTTGAGATGATGGTTCTGTATGTAAATCTTTTGTTGCGATTCTTTTGTTTCCAGTGTTCCCATAAAAACCACTTCTTGGTGCAAATCCATCTGCAGGATCACCACCAAACAATCTGGTCTGTGGATTATTTGGAAGACATCCAATAATAATTGGATGATCACCTTGTTCACCATCAAGATAGAATCCCATAACAAAGGATCCTTGTTCTAACGCAACAGTTTCACCATAACCACCATGTCCAGAACCTGCAGTAACTGGCGCAATAACTTCTGCCATCCTTAATAGATTATCAGGAGTAGAAGTACTTGCATCTTTAATATGAGAATCTCTAGAAAAAATTCTCACACGATATCTTTTTCCCCACCCAGGAATGTCATCTCTTTTATGATTTTCTAATTTTTCATTGCCAATCCAATGTTCTTCATCGACGACTTGTCCAAGCCACCAATACATAGAATTCTTTTGAATTGGATCCCGATTATATGCGGGAGACAATCCTGGTGTTAAGTTATTTGGGAGCATCAGTCTTCGTAAATCCTACACTCATCTGCGTCTGGGTTTGCATCACAATACATTTCTAAAGGAGTTGGATCATGATGATCTCCTGCTTCAATATCTGCCTTGTGATTTTCAGCATATGCTTCAAGTTCTTCAAGTTCAGATTCGATATGACGACGTTGTTGTGGTGAGATAGTAGGATTTTCTAGGATCTCCCTATCCTTCTCAATATGCTTCTCTATACTTTCCATTTTCTTACAAGATAGAATCTCTGACAATATTTAGCCTAGTATAGCAATGTTCTGCACTAATGAGGTGAGAAACATCACAAACTAAGTACTTTCCAGTCTTTTTCTTAGACACGGACTTACTTAGTTTAGCAGATACTTCAGGAAATGTACAATGAATCATATCACCAGGATAGATTTCAAAGTCACCGTAAATAACAATCTCTGCACGATATAAAAATGCTTGATTATAACGTGCAATAGATTTTCTAATGATTGCATTAATATCAAGTGTTGGTTCTTTTGCAAATTCTAATTGCTTTTCAAGACTACTTCCTGGAGGCAACACACCTGTATTGAATAATTGATTGATAACTTTTGTTTGTTCTTCTTCAACTTTTAAGTGAGTTCCAACCTTTGGTTTTTCCTTCCCAGTATTAGTATCACCATAAGTATCATTACTATCAAATTCATTCTGTGTATACTGATTGGTATAGTTATCAAAAGTTTCAAGTTTAGACTTCGTTAGAGAAGATGATTGCATAATGTTTGTAATGTTCATATTATGATTAAAACTTACATTAAGAATCTTGTTAGTAAATCCTTCAGGTATACGTGTGGTACTGTTGTATACCATCTTTCTCTTAGGTTCTTGTGTTAAGAGTTTGTCAATTGATTTAAAATGATATCCCTCTACAGTATTGTAGAAAAAGAAACCAGAACTACTTGGATAATCTTCTGGAATTGATTTTGGTGCTAGAGATGTGCAAAAATCTAATGGATTATCTGTAATAGATCCATTGATTGGAAGTCTATTTAAAGTTGAATGAACATGAATATCTTGTTCCGTTTTGAGATGATCAGTTAAGACTTTTCTGACAATCTCATGTATTTTTCCTTCAAAATGTTTACTGGGTGCAGAACTATTGAATTGCATTTTGATATAATCATCAGAACACAAATTAACATTCACCATTTCTGACATAGTATCAGAACTAGAATACTTAACATTCTCAATTGCCAATTGTGTTTTTATTTCTGCACCATTATTATCCGCAATCGTTAATTTAACTTTCTCACCCGTAGTAAGATTGATATCATCAGGTTCATCTAAACTTGTATTTTTTTCACCACCCTTATCTCTATAACCAGTATCTAATAATCTAAAACTGGCTCTAACACTATCATCAAGAAGACTTTGATAGAACAAAACATGAGTAAAGGCAGACTTACCAGTCAGTCTTAACTCACCGTTATAGTTAGAATAAATTACAAATTCTTTTATATTTTTAAATTCTTCTGACATTTTATGTAAATTGAGGTGTTGGCATTATTGAACCGAATGGATCAGACTGTACCTGTTTCTCTACAAGTATTGGTTGGAGAGCAACTAGTGTAGAAGATCCCTCCTCATATGATGCTTTAGTTCTTAAAATATCACTATTTAGATTAGAAGCAGCAGATGTTGGAAGAATATCACCAGTAGATGCAATTTTTGTATCTCCACCAGCAGATGCTTGATTTAACCTCTCTGGATAATTTTTCTCCAAGTATTGTCTAATTTTATCTTTCCCCTCAATCACACCACCACTTTCTTCAAATTCCGCAGCACCTTCATATAAGTACAATTTGTCTCCAGCACCAAATCCAAATACACCCTGCGATCTCTCGACTTTTCCAACACCAGTAATAGGGAATTCTGCACCAGGTCCTGGTGGAGTGGTCTCAAAGAATTTGTCTAACCTGGTTTTTTTACCATTATTTTTTTTAGACTTATCATCTGCATGAGGTTGTGCATCAGGATTTTCACCTGCTGCAATACGTTTGAATCTTCTAAAATGTTTAAGAATCATTCCACGCATGAAAGGTCCACCAGTATTTCCTTTATCTCTATCTGCATGAGCCAAATATTTCAAGTCCCATCTTGCAGATCCACCACCTTCGGCTGCACTAAAATCCGTCACATCGGCTTCATAATGAGTCATTACATTGGAATTAATTGTAGATTCATCCCAACCCCATGCAACAGCAAGTCTTGCTGCTTCTGCTGCCATTGCATTTAATTGTTGTTTTGTTGGTGGGTTTTCAGCAAATCCTTTTGCACTGTCATAGTAATCGGGTCTCATACCTTTATGCCCCATTGCAGCAATGCTTAATCCAACAGCATTACTATTTCTATACATTGTATGTCCATCAGGTGTATAAGCACCATAATCTTGATTGCCAGTCATCGTTCCATCACCTAGGAAAACTCTATGATACCTATTAGAACCACCATTATGGAAACCACCAGTCCAGTGAAGATAAATCATACTGTTTTTATCTTTCGTTAATCCAGAACCTGCAGTTTTACTACCAGTATTTGCTTTAATTTGTGCTGCAGTAAGTTTAACTGGTGTAATAGATGCACTAGGTGATGATCCTAATGCGGTTTTAGTTCCAGTTCCATATCTTGTTTTTCCTTCTTTATTTTTAGGATCATCTGCATGAGGTTGTGATTCTTGTCCTCCCCCTCCTCCAGATATAGTTTTTTGTTTCCCTTGTGCAGTTTCAGATTCTGAGAAAAACGCATCTCTTAAAATATTAAATTTTTTAATTAAATTAAATTCTGCGGGATTCAATAAAGTTGGCCATGCACCCATTTGAAAATTTAGTGCTCTTTCAGCTATTGATTGTACATCGAGTGGACCAATTTTTAATTTATATCTTTTATCATTCTTAATATTAAGGATACCCTTATAAATCCAGTCTCCTACTAATTTACCAGTATCAAGAACTTTTTGAATATCTCTCTTAAGTTTATTTCCTACCTCTGTTATTCCACCACCTCTGAATAATTCGTAGAATAAATCACCAACATATTCTCCAACAAAGGTTCCAAGAAGTGTGCCAAGAACTGGAATCGGAATAAAAGATCCTAAGAAACCTCCAAGTGCAGATCCACCAGCAATGAATAGTGCCTTGTCAAGTTTGCCTGTCTCCATATAAGTGGAGATACCAGCAATCAATGGACCAAGAATTGGTATTCTTCCTAGGAATCTACTTGCACCCCCAGTAACAAGTCTATTCAATCCAAGTCTTGTACCACGTCCTAAAATACGTGTTTGTAAACGACTTACAGATCTTCCAACCCCTCTCCTAAAGATTCCACCACGGGTTGCACCAGCACCACCACCTAATCCAGGACCTGCTGCTCTTGGTGTAATTTGTCCTCTTTCAATTGCCCTTTGAACTGCTGCTTGAGCAGCCTGAGATCCCTTACCATTCTTTAGAGCATTCTGATAAATTCTTGCCGCAGCATTACCATATCTCTTTTCAATAAGTTTTGTTCTTGTATTTCTTGAAAGATAATCTCTAATTGCAGAAGATCTTCCTTGTG